CAACCTTAATGTTGCCAGCAATCTTCTTGTGTCAGGTGAATCTACCATCCTCGATAGCACTCTATCAGTGAGTGGTAATACTGAACTAAGCAGCAATCTTAATGTTGCCAGCAATCTTCTTGTGTCAGGTGAATCCACCATCCTCGATAGCACTCTATCAGTGACTGGTGTTACTAACCTCAGCAGCAATCTCAATGTTGCCAGCAACGTTGCTGTTCAAGGAAAAGTTGAGTTTAACAGCACTCTGTCAGTGACTGGTGTTACTAACCTCAGCAGCAACCTCAATGTTGCCAGCAATCTTCTCGTATCAGGTGAATCCACCATCCTCGATAGCACTCTATCAGTGAGTGGTGTTACTAACCTAAGCAGCAACCTCAATGTTGCCAGCAACGTTGCTGTTCAAGGAAAAGTTGAGTTCAATAGCACTCTATCGGTGAGTGGTGTTACTAAACTCAGCAATACTCTTCAAGTTGTTGAAACAACATATTTACAATCAAACTTAGAAGTAACAAATGATACTATACTGAAAAATACTCTATCAGTCAGATCACATGCTCAATTCAGTGACACTCTGAGAATGAAGCAGAATACCGGCTCTGACCTAAATGTTGTAAGAGGTCTCTTGCAATTCCCCAGATATGATCAATATGTAGCTTATAGCAACTTATATAACGATAAGTCTGGTAGTAACGTGGGCTCTATTGTGTTCGACACGACAAAACAACAATTTATGGGTCTCACGGGCGTTTCTGAAAAAGAGGAATGGCGTCCTGTTGGCGGAGGTGGTGTATCTGATGCCGACGGAGACACAAAAATTACAGCTGAAACCAGTTTCGGCACGGACGAAGATGTGCTAACTTTCACTGCAACTAACGTCACCGTTGCGACTATGAGCAATGATATGATGAGAATCAACCAAAAGTTATCAGTGAATAAACAAGTATATTTTGATAATGAACTTTTTGCAAGCAGCAACATCAATATTACAAACAACCTATCTGTTGGTAAAGATATTGCGGCATACGGAAAGTTAAGTATAAATAGCACTGCTTTTATCAATGCTGGATTAAGTGTTAATAATAACTCGGGATTCAATGGAAATGTTGTTTTAACACAAAACAAGACATTATCTTCTCAAACAATTCTCACAAATAGAATCGGTCATTATTCTGATTTTAATCCTGGAGCTGAGACGTTAGCCGCGGGTAATTTGGACATGTATTATGCGAATGTTACCGTTCATGGTCATCTTGATGTGATAGGAAACATTAATCAAGCGAATGTCAGCACTACCGATTTATACATTGAAGATAAACAAATACATTTGGGTGTTTCTGAACAAAGTTACTTAGTCAAAACATCAAATGCTGATGGAACTATAACAACAACTTACAGTTCTTCTAATCATGATGTGTTTGACTCTACTAATAATGATGCTGGTATTGTCATCAATGGTATCCCTGATATGTTTTCAAATGCAAGTGAAAACGCTAGAAGAGCAGCTCTACAAAGTCCTACATGGGAGAAGTCTTTAACTTTCAATTGTCCTACATCAGCATACAGTATGAGTAATCTTGCTTATATTAGACACAATGATGAGCAGAAAGCATTCGAACCTTATTGGCAATTTAAAGGTGGTCACTTGCGCATTGCTGGTTCAAGTAACAGCACTGTTTCTTTTGCTTTCAGGGTAAACTCTAAGCAACAATTGGAACTCGTTAAAGTCGCAAACAATGAATTTCAAACCATTGCCAAGTTCGGTGCCATCATATCTCCTCCTGCCTAAAAAATTATAGCAATTCTCTTGCGGATGGGTCCTGCACATCTCCACAATACTTAGGTAACCAATAATACGGTATTATGTTGTCAAATTTAAAATGTTGTTTAAATATCTTTTTATAGTATGCAGTTTCTTTTAAACTGGGTGGATTAATAGTAATAGAATCCAACTTTATTTCTTCATATTCAATATCTGACAATTGATCTTCGATATAATTCTTAAGAATTGTATGCCACGAGTTTTCTTTAGAACTCACACCATCGCTGAAGGCTTCTTTTTTCCTCCACAGCACATCATGGGGAATGATGTTTTCATCATCGAATGCCTTTCGTAACATATATTTTTCGATGCGTTCATTACTCATCCTCATCTTCACTGGGATAGATTTATACAGTCTAACGAAATCTTTATCAGCGAAGGGCACACGTGCTTCCAGTCCTTGAGATGAGATGCATCTGTCGCTGCGAAGGCTGTCAAACCATTGGATGCTTTCTACGAGACGCACGCATTCATTATGAAATTCATTTTCATCTTCACATAAAGACATATATTTGTATCCACCGCACACCTCGTCGCTGTAATCTCCGTTAAAAACCACTTTGCAATCACTATTTTCCTTGATGTATTTGGCGACCAGATAATTGCCGACACTCGCTCTTACTGTTGTGGTATCGTAACTTTCGATGGTTTTGATGACTGTGGTTATTGAGTCTAAGAAGGCTTGTTCTGAGAGTTCGATGTTTGTGTGGCTTGATTTGATGTGGTCTGCGACTTTTTGGGCGTATTCTAAATCGGTTGAGCCTTTAAGTCCTATTGAGTATGTTTTAAGTGTGTAAGGTTCAAAGTGTTGGGATACGAGACCTGCTACTAAGCTGCTGTCTAAACCTCCTGAAAGTAGGCAGCAGATTTCTTTATCGGACATGAGCCTTTTCCTTACGGCTTCTTTAAAGGTTGTGTTAATCATTTTTAGGATGTCTTTTTCTGGTAAGTCGAGTCGTTGAAGGTCGTGTAGGGTGGTATAAGGATGATATTCTTTGCCATTTATCATGACGTGTCCTGGTCTGAATTGTTCAATATATGAACAGATGTCGTGGATGCCTTTCATTTCGGAAGAAAATGCGTATAGGTCAGCCTCATTGTTTTTAATCCCGTAAAACAGGGGTCTAACACCATAAGGATCTCTCGAGGCAATGGTAGTGTTATACTCTTGAATATAAATAACAAAGGCAAATTCACCGTCAAGTTCGTTAGACAGTTCAATACCAATCTGTTTAAAGTCTTGTCCGTGGATGTTGGCAAGATGTTGATAGAGTCTGAGGATAACTTCGCAGTCACACGATGTTTTCATGTGAAGATTAAATTTATCCACAATCTTCTTCCAGTTAAATATTTCTCCGTTGCATATGACCCTTACTCCGTTATCTTGAAAAGGTTGCATAGCTTCACTGCTGTCGTCATTGATAATGAGACGGTTAAAGCCCATGAAAACTGTATTATCTTGAAAAGACAGATAGCATCGATCGTCTGGTCCGCGGTGATTTAGTTTATCTATGACGGCATCGATGATGTGTGTGATGGATGATTGTGAGTGAATAAAGGTGATTCCACACATGCTTTTGTGATTTGTGTTTGTATTTATAAATTGTTTTTGTATTTAAGTATATTTTGGTGGATGTGTTTGGGGTATGTTATTTATATAGCAATCTGAAAAAGACATTTGCCGATTAAAGAACAAGACCTCGCGAATATATTTCGAAAATAGTATAAGGGATATGTCTATAAAATGTATATAAGAATCCTTTATAAAACTATATCCAGTTACATGATATGTTGCTTCGCAGGATTATTGTTATCAATATATTAATGTATAAAGAAGGTTATATAATTACATAGAGAATCCCTTATAAATCCACGAACAGTCGATATGGTTTCTGCGATGATGTAATATACATTGATGATGATGATGATGATGATGATTAAAATCTAAAAATCTAAATCAAAATCAAAAATCAAAATCAAAAATCAAAAAATCAAAAAATCAAAATCATAAGTCGAAAATATATAAATTAGAAATTTGATATTTAAATTTAAAAATTGATTCTTTATTTGATATAACTAAATCAATAAAATAACTTTATAATTCATTATATATCCGCACGCACACGCACACGCACACGCACACGAACACGAACATGAACCATTACATGAACAACAAGAATATGAACGTCATGGACACCAACGAGAAGTTCCTCCAACAGATGGAAACTGAACACATTCGGACAATGATGCAAATGCAACAACAGATGGAAACTGACCGCATTCGGATGATAATTCAACAACAGGTTGATCAATTCACTAATGAATTCCAGAACAACATCATGCATCTCAATCAGTTTTTATACAACTGGCAACACAATAACATCGACCTCAATACCAAGTACAGCTTCATCCAATTCTATAACTCTCTGTATAAAACTAACGAGCACAACATCAAAGAGCATACACAAGCCATGCAGTCAATCACCAAACACGAATTGAGGCAAGAAATAGAGCAAGAACCTTTTAACGACGACGACTGCCTCAGTTCGACGGAAGATGTTAATAAGTTTATTGGAGACTTATTACAATAAAAATAAAAAGAAGAAGAAGAAATAAATATTGTATGTTATATATTGCTCTTATGTATATTTTTTACAAAACGTTTTCCTGTGATAGTCACATAGGCCATGCTCTTTGATACCCTCTGTGTGTGCTTTAGTGCCATAAGCCATATTCTTATTCCAATAGTATTTATCGTTGAGTTCAGTGTTTTCCTTACATCTTTCTTCTATCCACTCATCATGGTATGTCTTAGCCAAAATACTCGCTGCAGCGATAGAGATATAGTGGTTATCGCCTTGAGGAATGCAGTCGTGCGCGTGACACTGGAAAGGTTTAAACTTGTCACCATCTACGATGATACGATCAAACGCTATTGGCATATCCTTCAAACAATCGTGCATAGCTTTATAAGTAGCCTGTAAAATATTTATTTCATCAATGACTTTATTATCAACACAACGCACTACGAAAGCCGTAGCATTCTTCTCAATATACTGTCTCAAAGCGTTGCGCTTCTTTTTTGAAAGCTTCTTTGAGTCTTTGATCTCCTCAGATAATTCATCCTGCACATCGGGATTCCAAATAACCGCCGCGGCAAAGACTGGACCAGCTAAACTCCCCCTTCCAGCCTCATCAATACCCACCTGAACTTCTGTCTTGTCCTCGCCGAAATAATACTTCATGGTTGTCTTGTGTTTTATATAATTCTTTAAATAGTTTTAATTTCACATCAAGTTCATTTTTTTATTTTAACATCCTTATACCTTGATGGTCTCTATATAACATCCTTTTCTATTATACTTGACGAGCGTCCTGTCTCGTAAGACTTTAGATGTCACTTCATTACTCAACTCTACATCATTTTTATCGCAATAGTCTTTGATAAGAGTCTTTTTTAATTTGATAGGTATTTGAAACCACTCTTTGGTCAAAAGACTATTTATGTCATCATCTATCATATTGTTCAATTCTGTCATGGTCGTCGTAGTAGTCCTTATCAGTTCATGAAGCGGTTTCTTATCCACATTCACAGGAATATCTCTCTTATTATATTTCTCATTCTTATATAGTAGTTGGCTCAAAGTAGAAGAATCTCTCATGGGCATCTTGAGGACATCACCTTCCACTGGAACAGGACTTGGTTCTTTCACGAGGCCCTCAGAAAGTTTGTTAAATAAAGTGCCCAAATTCATATCTGACATTCTTGCTCTATTAAATAACATATATGGTTATTACTTAAATTGATTCATATTATGATATTATCATATTATTAAACTTTGATATTCTACCATATGCATTTAAGAATAATATGATAATACTAATATATTGTTAAAATCAACAAAGATGAATGATGTAACTCCTACCGATGATGCTATAATTCTCGATGCTATCTTTAATAAGTATTATAAAGCTGGTTTAGATACCATAATCGATAACGTGGTGGCGGCGTTCGGTAAAAAGTATTCTGATAAATTTATTATAGAGAGATTGGCTAAAACTAAGAAATACAGGAAGCAGTTAAGAAAGCTCATGAAAATCCCAACAATTGAACAACGATCTGAGAAATGGTATGAAGTGCGTAACAATTTGATCACTGCAAGTGATATGGGTCAGGCTCTTGGTGTTGGAAAGTTCGGTAGTGTAAGAGACATATATGTTAAAAAAAGCGGCTATGAAGAAGTGCCGTTTGGAACCTTCCCAGCACTCGAATGGGGTGTGAGATTTGAACCTGTTGCCACAAGAATATATGAGAGGCGTCAGAACACGCACATCAATGAATTCGGATTAGTTCAACACCCCACCATATCATTCTATGGTGCTTCTCCAGACGGTATCACTGATAACGGTGTCATGTTGGAAATTAAGTGTCCTTATAAGCGCAAGATAGATGGCCACATAGTCGATCAATACTACTATCAGATGCAAGGGCAGCTTGAGGTATGTGGCTTAGATGAGTGTGACTTCTTAGAGTGCGTGTTTCATGAATACTTAGACGAAGTTGATTATGATGCGGACTGGAACAAAGCAAAAACTATGTCTGCCGATGAAACTGAAAAGGGTATCATCATAGTTGTAGGTGATAATCCAGAAGGACTCAAATATCTATATAGTGAAGCGGGAGATACAAGAGCCAATTTAAAGAAGTGGTTGAAAGCACAGGAACACATCACGAATAAATATAATCATCAAGTAATATATTATAAATTAAAATTATATAACATACAAAAGGTTATTAGAGATAAGGAGTTTTTCAGTGAGAAAATCAAACTTTTAAAGAACGTGTGGGATACTATCCTGAGGTATAGATCTGATAGGAAAGCTTATGATATTGAAATAGGAAAGAAAGAAGTTAAAAAAAAACAAGTCAAATGCTTATTTGTTCCTGACACTGAATGCTTATTCATCCCTGATGATGAATGCTAATGCTAATGTTATATTTTATTTTATTTTTATTTTGTCTAATTTAACCACTTTTCATCTTTTAAACTAGATGGTAATTCACAAGATTGATGCGAACCATGTGCCCAACCTTTATAATTCGCCCATACTCCAATTTTTGGTAACTTTATATACTTTAAATTATATCCTGCGTTCTTAGAATTATTTAAAAAGTGATAATCACCAGCACACTTGTCGTCAAATCTTATTGTATTACTTGTATGAAAAGCAAATCCATTCATATCAACACGACCAGATTGAAGTCCTTCTTTGATTTGCTTTTTCATATTTATTGGTGAATTAAAACGTTCTTGACCCACATACATATCATATATTATGACATCATTTTTATTAGCTTTACAACATTCCTTTGCAATATTCAACAAAAAATGTTTATCTATTAATAATGCATCATCATCGAGTATTATGACCCAACCATCATCGGTATATTTCAATAGTTCATTCAAATATATATTGTATGGACAGTGACGATGGTCAGTGCCCTCATATTTTTTTGCATCTTTTTTTACAAATTTAACGGAATGAACATTGTCATATGTTTTCAAAAACTTATTTTCAACATTATCATTGCTTATCAGATGTTTCCAATTTTTAAAACTTTGTTTTTCAATACTCTTTCTTAAAAGTTTGAAACAATTTTCTCTTTTACCACTTCTTGTAAGGATATTAATTTTTGTTTTATATACCTTTTTCATAAAAATTAGATGTTGTGCAATATATACTATTGAAATTAAACTTATTACAAATACTATTGTTAATATGAGAAGACTATACTTATTCATTTTCTTTTATAATAATATAATAAAATATATGTGCAGTATATTTATTATATCATTCATCATCATCACATCAAAAGTATTCTTTTTTATTGATGGGGCATTTTAAATGTAAAAAGATTTAAAACGCCGTAATAGACACTGTTAGCGCATTACATATCATCCTCTTATCAAAACCCATGCTTCGCAGTATGATCGCCAACAGTACTTTTGGACTCTTGCCTTGAAACTCTGTGGAGTTCAACATTTCCTTTTGTTTTTTTATAACAGTGTTCGACATTTTAAACACCTCTTCATCCTTGACACCCAGTAGCTGTAAGTGTCTATAAATCTCATTGGATGTCCTCTCATTGAATATTTTAACTTTTATCAGAGCCTCATATTTCTTTAAGTTTTTTGTGAATATATGCTTAGGCACATTCACCACTTCACATATTTCCGTAACGGTTCTATTTATCTTGTTCGTAGAGAAACTCCTGATGATGCAACAAGCCATCATCGCTTTCCTATTTATGCCTCTGAATATCTGTATCTTACATAGATCGTGAAAATAATGTTTAGCCTGATCAGCGATATTAGAAGTTGTGTTCAGTCCTGCGCATAACCGTTCCACTTCACAGAACTCTTTATTTCTATATGACTCTTTCTGATTCACTGAATTCTGTATGTGTAAGATGTTCATCAGGCCTTTGTTTTTCGAGATAATAGTCGACAAGGTTGTATTTTCAAAAAATGCGCTTTTAGAGCTCTGTATAGATATGAAGTTATCGTTCGCATCGAACTCATCTTGATACTGCATGACTCTCTCTTCAAGCACCAAACCACAATTAGAACAGATTACGTCCCCTGATTGAGTATCGATTATTTTATACATCTCATCACACTTACACATAAACTTATCCTCTGCATATGGTTTTGTTGATTGATCTTCATTTGTTTCATTATGCTCTATATTGAGATTCATGAACATGTCAAATAACTCATTTATATTTATATCCATAGTCATGCTTTGATGATGATGGGTGATAATAGCTTAAAGTTGTATAAAATCAAAATCATAATCAAATCAAAATCATAATCAAAATAATAAAAATATTAGATATTAAATGGGCTTATTTAAGATATCAAATATTGAATACACAAGAGGTGTTCTGACTTCGATTTTATCAAGTGCAATCACACAGGTTTTGATTTATCTAACAAGTAAATTAAAAATAAAACATAAGTTAGTTATACTTTATATTATAACTTTTATAATTGCAAATTTGCTATCTTATTCACTCGATATATTACTCGCCAAAGATAACTTTGGTGGTGTGAGAATATCACTGTATGATCAATCGTTTAGGTTCAAATACTTGATGAGTAAGTTTTTCACTTATGAATTGGTGAAATTCTTTATAATCGTCTGTATAGACTTTATTATAGTGAATTCGATGTTTAAAAGTGCAATAAAGTTCCTTGATAAGAAGGATATCAAGTTTAAGAATAGAGATCAGATCGTGCTGTTCCTGCTTACGTCGTTCTCGTTTATGTTATATGGAAACATGCTCAGGTTTGAATGGGTATATGTTGAAAAAACGAATTTGACATTGGATGTGCTCTTGTTGTCTTGGCTATCTATTTTATTTTTTATAAATATACGCACGTAGTGCATGTAACGCATATAACGCACTTTGAGTGGTTGATTAAGAGAACTTAAATTTTTCTTTCCATAAGCCTGTAACACTATCGTATTTTTCTATACGCAGCTCTTCGCCATCTTCCTTAAGTCTCCACTTCGTATCTACAACCACCTCTTGCAACTTGCTTATGAATCTTGAGTTGTTACTGAATCCCGATAGCAGCACTGAGTTTTGAGAAAACTGTAACCATGGGGCTAAGTCATTGTGGAGAGTAGTTAAGTTACCGTTAAAGTTATTCACATATCCGTTTGCTTTGAAATTGATGTCATCAACATCGATTTTATTAACTATTGTTTTACCGCTGATTGTAGCATCACCAGTTGCAGTCATATTAATTGCGTTAATATTCTCAGCATTCAAAATTTGAACACCTGATAGCACGTTGCCATCAGTGAGTAATATATTATTAATTTTAGTTTCACCTATAACTTCAAATTTTCTGGTGGCATTTGAAGTGCCAATACCTATTTTTTCATTTGTATCCACACCATAATACAATGTTGAATTATTTTGTTTCCATATGTTGCTTGCATTGAATACCGTTGCATCCGTAGTAAATGATGAAGATGTCACGAAGGGAGACAAGTAGTATGGAACATCTTGCAAAGATGTATCTGAACCAAACAGGCCACCTTGACCAAGACGCGCCATCAATTTCTTTTGAGTTCCTGCTCCTGAACCAATTTGTTTCACTATATCGAGCGTATCTTTACTTGTATTGTATTGCAAACCTATACGCACTTGATTATTACTATTATTAACACCACCGTTGAAAAATATAAGTGATTTACCTACGTATAAATTTTGATCCATTCTAACTTCATTCGAAAATTCAGTTTTTCCAACCATCTGTATTTTATTGGCTGAATGAATTTGAAGAACTTTATCAGTTGATACCTTCACGGTTCCTGCATTATTGTTAATAGTGAGTGAATTAATGTTCAAATAATCAGCTTGAACGTTCAAGTTAGAACGTTGCGTATCAATTACAGTTGTATCGGTAGTTTCGGAAAACTTTAAAGAATAGAGACCACTTTCAGCTCCATCATTCGAAGAGCCTACAAAAAACTTGATATCTTTAGACACACGAATCTGTAAATCTTCAGGAACTGCACTACCAGAAGAATAATTATCTGGAGTAAAAAGTCTGTTAGTGACAAGAGTATCTAAATGCGTATAAGGGAAATAAGTCGTGTTAGTAGAACTATTAGGATATGAATATCCTAAGTTCAACGATGAATATATTTCTTCGACTTGCGACATGTTTATGATTACATTACATATAGGTAAATTAAAATATATTAAAATTTAAATTAAAAGTGTCATCCGTTATGAATATTTCATCATTATGACAATCCTGCTATTCATATTTTCAAGCAAAGTATAAGTATCTGTATCTGCAATATCCTCCTTGTCAGTAGAAGCAGTATAATTTAAAACATTCGACTCTTTATTAACATCCGCTACTATAATCTCACGCGATTGTTGCGAATTATTCTCAGATAGTAAACGCATTCTGTCTTCTATATATATATCGTCCGCATTATCGACCTCAATAGTCGTGCTGGTAAGCATATTGATTTTATGAACACCTGTTAGAGGAACAGATAATATGAAGTTTAATGCATCTAATGTTATTGTGTTTGGATTGATATTATTCATGTCATGATTCCTATAACTATACGTAATAATGTCGTTATTATGAACTACCGTATCTAATAACAAGGTTGCGAAACAACCTATACCACCTTCTACATCAGAGAAGTGGGTAGTTTTAAACTGCTTAACGAATACTAAGATATACGGTTCATTTATCTTGGTCCTTGTAGTGAAAGACACACACTCTATGTTTAGATTACTTACAGTGACAGGATCTTTAAATTTGAAGTATATATCTCCGTGAGAAGGTGTTCTTTTTTGAGAGTCGAGGATGAGTGTTTTTGGCATCAATTTTGGCATCAATTTAGACATCAACTGTGGCGCTTTGTCTGTTATATCCACTTCTGCTTTGTCTGTTGTAGTATCTTCTTTAAATGGTTTTGCGGTGTTAGTGTTCTCGTCGACGACATATTTCTTCAATATAGAAAGGATTTTCTGATGAGCCACGGTGGTATTCTCTAATACCTTTGCAAATTTTGGGTTGTTCTTTACAGACGCTATGATCTTATAAATGATTGGAAGAATCTCAAAGGATACATTGATTTCGTTTTTTTGAATGAATTCGTTTATTTCGCGCTCTATTAACTGAATAAATTGGACGGTAAATATATTCAAGGAGCTCGTCATGTTTATGATACTTATATAAAATTCTTTTAAATAATTAAACATAGGCATAATGCAGAATAACTTGATAATTTCAAATTCTCAAGAGTTCTTTAAAGAGCACGCTTTAATAAAGCCACCATCCGTGAGCTCTTCTGACATCCCTAAGAGATATTATCGCTACGTCATAGACAGCAGAGATAGAAACCTACACTATTTCAAAAGTCCTAACAAATATGAGATTAAGCTGAGCGAGGATATTCATGATGTTCAGAGCGTAGAACTCATCAGTTCTGATGTCCCCTTCACTAAGTATCTCATCAACCAACACAACAATACCTTCGGACTTAAAGTCAACTCCATTGATAAGAGCTTCGAAATTCCTATAGGAGATTACGCCACGGGAGAATCGATCGTCGCCGTGCTTAATACAGCTTGTCCAGTTGCTAACATCATATTCACTTTCAATACCATCAACAGTAAAATATCTGTAACTAATAACACTGGGTCGAACGCTATTTTGTTATGTAAGGGGTCATCTGAGAGGAAAAATGATTTTGCTGAACTGTCGCCCACCTATAAATCTCGATTGATGAAAATTGTTGGCTTAGACATTGATGACATCATCATTCCTAACACTGTGACATACTCGTTTCCCTATAAAATTAATTTGAGAAATGATAAGTATATCATCATGAATATGGCACAAGCAAAGGTTAATGTAAGTGAGAATAATCCCACGAATAAAAGTTTTGCCATCATCAAGAAGGATGAATTGGAAAATAAATTCATCGAAACTAACTATAAAAAGTATTTTAATCCACCTATAAACAGCTTAACTACTCTATCACTGAGCTTCTATGACTACGATGGTAACCTTTATGATTTTCAGAATCAAGATCATATGATCGAATTACTGTTCTGTTGTTTTAAACAGACACGCTGTTACAATGATATTTATAATTCTGTCAATATATAAACGATTCAATACACTGATTTTGAAAAAAACAACGTATATTATTAATTATAGGGATGTCGTCATCATCCATGGAAGTCTTTTGTAAAGAAATTTGCACCTATTTTGAAAAAAACTATGATGAGAACATGCTCATATCACTCATCATCAGAGATATATATCTAAATGATATTATATACTTGGAACCCTTTGACAAATGGAAAGAATATGCCTCTAAGAAAAAAACTTGGGAGGACTTTAACATGGACTTTGAAAAAAAGATCATCAAAGTATGCACGATATTTGATAAGTTGATAGATCATCTCGTAAACATCGATTACAAAAATGACAAAAAGAAGATGATAATGATGCAAATTTTGAAAATATCCAAATTCATATACTCTAAGAAGTATGATGTCCAACGAATACTCAACAACTGTAAGTCATTGTTCTCAGTGAGTTAGACAAGCAATGGTTTAAGTATAAGTATCGCGTTTATAATAGAATTCCTGTCTTTTCTTAAAGATCATGTCATCATTCAATTTTTCATTTATTATTTTATCAAATGTCTTCTTTTTATTCATCATGCTGATGATGAAATGCATTGAGAACATTCCACATTCCGTGTTTTTAAACTGATGTCTGACTGTGTTGATCTTAAGCTTGAATCTCGACATCACACTTGGTGTGCCAGCGAACTGAGACTGTATAGAAGCATGCAACTTTTTGATATATTCAAAAGGTTCAGAAGCGTTAGAATCATAATAGTAGAAACCAAACTTATTACTTCTGGGATTGGTGCATACATATACTGCGACCCAGTGTGATCCAGAGGCATAGTGTGGGTCCGTGTTGAAAACGATTCCCAACTCAGTGATACCTTCTGCCTTCAAGCGCAGAACATCAAGATTGCATAACTCTTGTGCGACACACACGTTCATAGCCAACTTATAATCATAGTCGCTTGGGAATACTCCTAAGAATTTAAAAGAGCTGGTTTCGTATTGTTGCATCACTTTCTGAATATCGAAATTACTCAACCATTCTCGCGGATTATTTTTCCACGTAGATGGCATATCTGGTCTGAAGAGCTCTTTGGCGTCCTTCATCTTATTAAACTGTTGCCAACACTTTTCATCATTCGTCGCGCACTCAGAACTCAATCGTGAGTTTATAGCGTTCCACAAATCTGTTTTCTTACGATGAATCGTTATTTTTTTTACAGGAGTGCTCTTATTGAAATTCGTCGCAATGTGTTTGAGTTGTTCATAAGTGAAGCAGGAATTATCTCTTGTCTTCACATATGGAGCACATGAACTCATCTTGAAATATGCGTAGAAAAAATGATTGTTTATAAAATTAAAATATTAATTTAAAAACTTTTTGATATTATAATATAATGTCGGATATGATATCCTTTCTCGCTAAGTTCAAAGTTATGAAAGGGGATGACCTGTCTCATACTAGCATGGGTCACCCCTCTGGGTCATACTACATACCGTATGATAATACACAAGAATTCATCAGACTTTATTATGAACATTTAGAAAAGGGGGGTAATCTGCATCTCACGGAAAAACACAAACATATTAGCCCTGTATTAATTGATCTTGATTTCAGATATAATAAGCAATCAGATGGAGTCAGCAGAGTTTACACTCAAAAGCACTTAAAGGATTTTACCACGGCGTATATGAAATGTCTCAATGAATACGTGGAAGTGAAAAATGACACCCTAATTTATGTTTTAGAGAAACCCTCGGCTCATTACGACGCCGAGAAGAACATCGTAAAGGATGGTATTCATATTATTATTCCGAGCATAGTCACAACTCCAACAGTGCAGTTCCAAGTTCGAGACATGGTGTTAAAATCCGACATTATACCGACTGTATTTAAAGACTGCAAATTCACTAATATTGCACAAGATATTTTCGATCATAACGTCATTCAGAAGAACAATTGGATGATGTATGGAAGTTCTAAACCCAATAGCGTACCTTATAAGGCTACTCAAATCTTTATCTTTAAGGGACAGAATCATGAGCTAAAAGTCATTGAGAATTATAAGGAAGATACTCTATTTTTAATAAGAGAATTATCTATTCGAAATAAACCTGAAAAAACAAATATAAAAATTGATAAATTAGATGAAATTAATAAATTAGAATCTGCTTTAATGGAGGAAGAAAGAAAGCGCAATGCCTTGAGCATGGCGACACAGGAAAATAGAAACAAAAGCGTGAAGACGACAGAGGACATTGAAATTGTCAAGAAATTTGTTAATATTCTGTCTGATAAACGCAGCGAGTCCTATGAAGACTGGATAAGAGTTGGTTGGTGTCTAAGGAATATCGATAATGAGTTACTGGATGCTTGGATCGAGTTTAGCAGACAGTCTGCAAAATACTCTGAGGGTGAGTGTGAGAGGCTTTGGGATAAGATGAAAGAGGGAGGTCTGGGTATCAAGACACTGCACATGTGGGTTAAGAATGATGATCCTGAGGGCTATAATAATATCATGCAGAGCAGTGGGAGGATGCTTCTCATAAATAGCTTGAATACAGCTACTGATTGGGATATTGGTCTTGTCATTAAACATTACTACCAACATCTTTTCAGGTGCACAAGTATCAAGCAAGATATATGGTATTATTTTCAGAATCACAAATGGAACAAGTGTGAGAACGCATACATGCTGAGAAATAACATCTCTACAACTGTGTATGAAATGTATAACAACTATGTGAAAGAGTGGCGTATGGCGAAGATTGAGAGTCAAGAGCCTCCTGATAACTATGAGAAAGAGAATAAAAATAAACAAACTATCGTTAATAACTTCAAGAGCACGAATTTCAAAAGCAAAATAATGAAGACTTGTGCTGATCTGTTTCACGAGATCACTGTTGCCGAGGAATTTCACAAGTCTCTGGATTCCCAGGAGCAGTTGCTATGCTTCACCAACGGTGTCTATGATTTAGACAACGGGGAGTTCAGAGAAGGTCGTCCAGATGATTACGTATCTCTAAGCACAAACATAGAGTATATCGAATATGATGAGAATGACCCTGTGTATGAAGAAATTAACAAATTTATGTGTGAAGTGCAACCTGATAAGGAAAAGCGCGATTATATTTTGCAAACTTTAGCTAATTCGCTACATGGATCTAATCGTGAAGAGAAGGTCTATTTCTGGACTGGTGAGGGTGGTAACGGTAAGAGTAAGTTGTATTCCCTTCTTGAGAATTGTATGGGTGAATATGCCGCGACTATTTCCGTATCGTATCTCACTTCAAAGAGGGCGGCTTCTAATGCGGCGAGCCCAGAGATGGTAAAGGCTATTGGCAGGCGTTTTGTTGTATTTCAGGAACCAGAGCCTGATGAAAAGATAAACGTCGGTATTATGAAAGAGATTTCTGGTAAGGATATGATTCCTGTGCGTGGCTTATATAAAGACGCTGATGCTTTTAAGCCTCAGTTCCAAGTTATTTTCATTTGCAACCAGTTGCCTTCTCTGCCAGCTGATGATGGTGGAACGTGGCGCCGCGTGAGAAAGATTACGTTTGATTCTAAATTTGTTGATGACCCTAATCCAAATGATCCAAATGAGTTTATGATTGACCAAGATTTAGATAAGAAATGGCCAGAGTGGAAAGTTCCATTTATGTCTCTCCTTATTCATTATTACAACAAGTATAAGGGAAAACACATCAAGGAACCGTTGGATGTTGTGAATGCAACGAAAGAGTATCAAAATACCAATGATCACTACATAGATTTCATTGAGAATCACATCGAGAAGCAATCTGACATCGATGGCGAGTATATATTAGAGTTCTCTGCTGTGTTTGATGAGTTCAAAGAGTATTGTATCAACTGGAGTAAGGGTAGAACTGTTATCAAGAGAGATTGTCTGCAAAAAGCAGTTGAGAAACGGTTTGGTAAGGGAAAGAAGATCAGAAATAGGATTACCTGGAAGGGCTTGCGTCTGATTAAAATGACTACCAATCGAATGCAAGAGGATGATGAATAATATCAAAACAACAATATTAACAATATTAACAATATTAACAATTAACACTTATTGTTATAAAGGGCTATAATAAATTGTAATGCGGATGATAAAAAAATGATATCAATTTAGAAATAAATTAAAAGATATATAATATAAAATAATGAATATCGAATCGCAAGAAATCGTGCGCAGTTTTGTTATAGTCAAGGAGATGCTATCCGACAGAGGTATAGACATCAAAAACCTTGAAGGATATTCCGACTATGAACTCATACAGCTCATGAATATCAATGCAAAAATCGGCAACATATTTCAAATTAAAGTCAATTCAACTATGAAAATAATCTATCACATGAAGCCCAAATTCATGAAGCAAGACCTGAAAAAGTTTCTTGGCGCGCAAGAGGACGAAAGCGATTTAAAGCACATTATTTTCATTTTCAAAGATAAGATCAATAATAATAACGAGAAAAACATACAAGATCTTCTTTATGATCCCAAATACATTAACGAACTCACTTATGAGGTTTTTCCTATTCAAATGTTGTTGTTCAACATTTCCAAACATTCGTTCGTCCCCAAGCACGAGGTTCTCTCTAATGAGAAAGCTTTAGAGATTCAGAAGAATTACGCTATTAAAAACAAGTCTCAATTTCCTATTATTTTGAAAACCGATCCAGTAGCCAGGTATTACGACATCAAGCCTGGACAGTTGGTAAAAATCACTCGCGCAAGCACTGCAACAGGGGAGAACATTACATATAGGTATTGTGTTTGATAAAAAATATATTATTAATATAAAATAATCATGAGTATTCCTGTAGTATCTGTATCACCTGCAGTACCTGTTGTACCTGTATTACCTGCTTTTTTTAGTGCATTAGACAGTGCTTCTACAGGTTTTAAGTTAGGTAACAGCATGTTGCATTTTTTAGATGCTTTTAGAATAATAAACGGTATTCCATTCCCCACTGGAGTCACGAGAAAATTCATGTTAAACGGTGTTGATATTATACCGTGTTACCAGAATATTGTCAATGACACAACTTTCAAAACTACTGGAACCACCAGCGTATCCATAAGTTGCGCAGCTGAGTTGAAGATTCCTGATATGACCATGTTAAACTTCGTTGATAGTAATCCTTACGTCATAGATGTAGTGTCCAAATTCAACACTAAGAACAGCGACGGCACTTACCTTTATAATATCACTAAAGCGTCGAGGAATCTGGTATATGATGTGATGATTCGATCCACTTCACAAATTACTTTCGACACCTATGTGGAAAATGTCAGACAAAAGCTTAAAAACATATTAGATGCTAAAGTGTTCGAGTTATACACAACCAAGCTCTCTAACTTTAAGGGTGTGTCGATGCCCAATAAGGCCCAGAAAATCCATGATATGTCGCTTTTCGACACCCTCATGGTGTTTGTAGATAGTAACAGCTCCATGACTCTTGGCAGCACCGTAACGGGAAGACAACTGGCCGTGTTCAATCACCTGAACAACATCAACACCTTTTTCAACACTATGAAGGATGACGGCGATGATTTAAATCAGATGATCATCAACATCAACAACAAGCAGTTGGACATACAATCCCAAAAAGAGTCGATCAAGCAAGTCAAAGAAAAACTCTACACTCTCATGTCTAGGGATAAGAACTATACCACTGTCCTTTCTTACAGAAGACGCAAGTTATACATTTACATTGTGCTTCTGGTGATTGTCTGTATAATCTTCGGATCCGCGTTATTCAGCCAAAATATTGATCTGACGATTAAGAATTTTGTCGTAATTTCCGTGGCAGTTGTCATCCTTGTCATTCAAATCCTATCGCAAGTGTTAGGTTTGATTAGACAATCACGTGTTAAGGAAACTTTCATAGAGACACGTGTTGTGGCATTTACCGATCCATTGCAGACGCCTATGTTCGTGTCTCAGTCAACAAGCACAACTATCGATATTCCTTATGTTCTCGTCAATTTTGTCGATAAATATGACAAAACCATGACAAATGAAGTTAAGTCAGAATATTATGAATCGATTACCGACAAGCAAGAGAAGGATGCCAGCATTCTCGCGCAATTACATAAGGAGAACGAGACTCAGAAACACTTGCATCAATTGAAGAATAGTCTTACGTATTTCAAGATAAATGAGACACGTGAATACACTTCTTATGTTACCTACGCGCTCATACTTGTAAGTTTGTTGGCTATCCTATACTTGGCTGTGTTGAATTCTGCTGTTAATTTTAGCATATTTGTAATAGCAGGAATCTTATCAGTTGTCGCATACCTTACATATGTGCTACTTTCGGTCAAAAGTATTATGTTAAGGGACAAATATGATTGGGATAGATTTAACTGGACGATGAAAAACGTAAATAGCAACAGCAACCAAGAGCGCTGTGCTCTTCCTGGAAGATAATTTTGTATGTATAAGATAAATAAATAACAATGGGAGTCATTTTGAACTCTGAAGATTTTTTGGTCGATCAAGTTTTAGACATCATTGTCATATTTATAATGGGGGGTATTCTGGTGTTCTTCTTCAATACGATGAGAAATCGTCCTAAGATGTTCTTAATTGCTTTTGCAACATACATGGCTTTGATGTTGGTATTATTACTGACATACATCAATCGTTATTGTGATTCCAATAAAAATCATAAAAATAAAGTGAATATTATTAATTTCTTGGCTATCTATACAATATGTCTTAATATTCTACTCGTCATTGTGGTGTCTGGAGGATTTGCTTAATTTGTAAAGTCACATATTGGCTAAATTAACGTTCGTAGCCAACGACTTCGTGATTAAAAACACCTTGAATGTCTAAAGAACCCTCACCCATCTCATTGTAATAAACATCGTAATTGTATTTATCAAAAACATTATTCTGGATGTCATCTAATTTTTTCATGTTGATGTTATAGGCTTTTAAGAATTCTTCATCAAGATTTTTTACATATTTACAATGAGATAGTGATTTCTCAGATTCTGCCTTTTGAGGTTTAGGGGCTTTAAATGCTTTTTCTGTTTCTATAGGAATATCCGCATCCTTTTCCTTAAGTGCTTTTGCCTTTTTAGCGACTGCTGTTTCTTTGAGAGCCTTCTCTTTGAGCGCTTTGTCTTTCTCTGCGTCTTTACCCTTAGAGTCAAAGGATTCTTTTACGGCTACCTTAGAGAATAGCACAAACGCTATGGATACCAGTATGAGAGCAATGATGATGTCGTAGAAGCACGCTGCTGTGAATAAAACCAGCATGGTGGTAGCAAGAGCATTATATTGTTCTCTCGTAATGTTTTTTTTGCTTGTCAAAACTGATATTAACAGGAATATGGATAGTAATATTTTTATAGAATCTTTCATCAACATCTTCGGGTTTTTTAATTAAAGTCAATATAAAAATTTGATTGCGTATATAATATATTAAATTAGATTTATACTTATTACAATGTCCACTAAATTCCTTTCCAATCGCGGTTACGGCCTTTTGAAGAGTTCATTAAAGAACGAAGAGGATATCAAGAACAAACTCACTGTGAAACCTAACACTTGCTCATACGATGACTCGATCGACACTTCATTTACAGTTTATGTAGAGAGTAGCAAAAAGTTATACGTGCCGAAATATTGGGGTCTGAAAGAGTACGGCCTGCCCGACCAGAACAGCATCAATGATGGAGTGGAAATCAATTGTCAGTTTATGGGAGACCTGAGAGACTATCAGAGAGAACCCATCAATGCATACATGACAGCTGCCAACGATCCTTTGAAAAAAGGTGGTATTTTGCAGTTGCCACCTGGATGGGGAAAGACTGTGATGGCATTATACATCCTATGTAAGCTGAAGGTAAAGACGTTGATCATCGTCCATAAAGAATTTCTTATGAATCAATGGAAAGATAGGATCGCAGAATATATTTCTGACGCGAGTGTTGGCATTTTGAAACAGAAAGTTGCAGAAACTAATAATGATATTGTCATCGCGAGCCTACAGAGCCTGAGCATGCGAAAGTATGAAGATAACATGCTGAGTGATTTCGGTTTAGTCATCATCGACGAGTGTTTCCCTTATGGAGAAAAAATTCATACCGATCAAGGTCTTATAAATATAGGAAGCTTGTATGAAAAATGGACAAATAATGAAGAAATGCCAAGGGTATTAAGCTATAACAAAAATCTGAAAGATTTTGAGTATAAAAGATTAACATACGCTTGGAGAAAAGAAAGAAAAGAGCTGATTAAGATTAAAATGTTTAAAAGAATCATACATTGCACACCAGAACACAAAATTCTGACGACAAAAGGTTATGTTGAAGGTAATAAACTACAATCAGGAAACTTGATTATAAGTAAATATGATAAAACACACACGGATCATATTATTGTTCCAGCATTGAATGATGATCAATTGCAAATTGTATATGGGTCATATCTTGGTGATGGCACTGTAGATATAACTAAAGATAACAGATACAGATTGAGGATTAATTGTGAGTGGAAAAAGAGTATGTTTAAGATGAAAAAAATTGTATTCGATATGGAGGATGAACTGTTTAACAATATAGAATTGATTCTTAATAAGTTAGATGAACGTGGAATCGCAATATGGTATATGGATGTTGGTTCCATTCTAAAAAACGATAATGCAGTGATGCATACAAAGAAATTCAGCTCATGTGAGAATATTAAATTTGTAGAGAAATTTGAAGAATATGATATTCATTGTACTTTAAAAATAACAAGACGAAACAAATATTATTTACATTTTGATAAAGAGAATACTCAAAAATTGCTGATACTTGTTTCACCATACACAGTACTTTCTAAATATGAGTGGAATAAAGAATATCTCAACTATGGAACTTTACGAGTATCCAGTGTGGTTCCTTTTAAAAATAAGGATGAGAGGCCTTATGTATATGACATTGAAGTAGAAGACAACCATAATTTTGTAATTGGGAGCAGTAAAAACGGTTATGTTGATGGTCCTGTAGTGTCAAATTGCCATCACATGGCGGCTGCTGTGTTCTCTAAGGCTCTCTTAAAGGTTAATTTCACGTATGCGTTAGGTCTCTCGGCTACTGTAACACGCAAAGACGGACTTACTAAGGTCTTTAAATGGTTCTTAGGGGATATAGTCTATAAAGCTAAACCAAAAGTCGCCGATTCCGTGAAAGTCATAATGAAGTATTATTATGAATCAGATAACAGATACAATAACATACCACTACTCTATAACGGCAAACCAAACTTTGCAAAAATCATCAATAACATCTGTGAGTATGCGCCGAGAACTGCGGCGATCGTCAATACACTCGGTGACATCTTAAATGAAGAACCAGAACGTGAGGTCATTATTCTGAGTGACAGAAGAAACCACCTACAAGAGATTGAAAAGGCACTTAAGGAAAAAGGACACACAAGTATTGGTTACTATGTGGGTGGCATGTGCGAAAGTGATTTAAAGGAATCGGAGGGTAAACACATTCTTCTTGGAACGTACAACATGGTTAGTGAAGGCTTTGATCTACCGAAGCTTAATACATTGGTGCTCGCCTCTCCGAAGAGTGATGTAGAGCAATCTGTTGGTCGCATCCAGAGACAGCTTAAGGAGGATAGGAAGCATGTGCCTTTGGTGCTGGACTTTGTAGATCAGTTCTCACTCTTTACGAATCAAGGTCTTAAAAGACACAACTTCTATAAGAAAAAAGGCTTTGAGATCACGGAGCAGGATAAGCTGGTGAATAAAGTAGTAGCGCTTAAAGGCATGGCTTTTCACGATTAAAAAATATATATTTAATTTAATAATACAGACTAATGTTTGCAACAGTCATCAAAAATACCATATTGATTTTTTTTGTTATTTGCATCGGGTATTTCCTTGTAGATAATCACCTCAATGAAATGAGATTGGAACAAGGTGGGCCTGTTACGGATGGTGAGGGTAGCGGTGTCGCTACTGCAGCCGAAGATGCTAAGAAGGCAAATGGCAAAAAACATAACGAAATAGGTTCTTTTCTAAAAAAGGTTATGGGGATACCTAAGGAAGCTGCAACAGAGGCAGCTGCAACAGAGGCAGCTGCACAAACAGCAGAAGCCGACAAAAAATCATCATCTGAAAACACTGCTGAATACGAACGACCTGTGCAGATGCGAATCGTCATCGATTCAGAATTGAAAGAATTATATAACTATGTCTTTAACGATTTAAAAGCAACCGATGACTTGAATGCTATGTTCTCTAGAACAGAAGTAAAAGATGTTGAGAAAGACTTTCAAATAGTATGCGAGAAAGATCAAAACGAATCTGAGAAAGTCTCTAATATGTGCGCTAACCCAATAGAGGATCACCATAAGAGCATCTCATACGATCACATCTCTACGCCTGGAGTCAATGATCAATCTATGTATGATTTTGTAGATAAACAGAAATAAACACATTTAAAAAATGAACCATATATTATTATTAGTAAAGTATAATTAATTATTATTTTCTTTAATCATCATGCAAACAGGGACGATTTCTTTTTGCGATAAGCAATCTCTTAACATCAAGTCTAACGACACTAAGAAAGTCTTCAACGATAAGTTGAATGACTATGGGATCAAAATATTACAGAAGCATTTCGAAAAATTCGATGATAACTCTTTTAACAAATTGAAAATTAATCCATACATCGCCTCGTTGAAGTCAAACGGCAATCCATACCTCATGTTTTTGACCAGGTTCAATGATACAGACATGTGCCTTATGATCGATAAAAAGATTCAGCAGGGATATTTTCTTCCAAGGATGATCATAGATAACGTATGTTTTAATTCGAGTTTATTTGATGATACTATTTTCGAAGGTGAGATGATCAAGACGAACACTGACGAGTGGATCTTCATGATGAATGATATTCGCGCACTCGAAGGAAAGAGCTTGGATAATGTAAATATATTAAAAAGAATTCAGTTGATTAATGGTATAGTGACAAATAAGTATAAGCCTTTACCTGATCAGAAGTTTCACATCCAAGTAAAAAAGTATTTTAAGGTGGATGAGATTGATGAGCTGATGAGTTTAAAGGATACATTGGACTATACGAGTAGAGGCGTCATCTTCAAACCGATGTTTCCAAAATTCAGAGACATTCTGTTTAATTTTGATGATTCGTTAATCAGCAATACGCGCAAGATTAAATTCTCTGAAGATAACAAATTCATCGACAATATCGATAATAATAACATAACAAATATAAGTAAAAATAACATAACAAATATAAGTAAAAATATCAAAAGCAACAGCAACAATAATGTAAAGGATACAGAACTTAATACATCGACATCGACATCGATCATCAATAATAAAGTATTATTAGTGGAGAAAACTGATAAACCAGATGTTTATAATTTGTATGATGATGCAAAACATATTGGTATAGCGTGTGTTCCGACGTTGAAAGTAAGCAAGTTTCTTAGGCAAACTTTTGAGAATGTTAATCTTATGGAAAAGGTTAAGATGGACTGTGAATACAACGGCACATTTACGAATAAATGGATACCTATTTCAAAGGTGTAAGGGTTTATAATTAAATATTTTGCTTAGAATGCTGCTATAGCCTCGTTGATGATGTCTAAGAGGATACTCTCATCGCATGATCTCGCCTGATTGACGTTGATGAAAACTTCTTTAGTGATATTGCCTTCATAATCCTCTGATACTTGAAAATTAAGATAAGCGAGATTATTCAGTTTAAATGTATATCTCACGTTGGAGATCATATCATAAATCTTTTCGTTTGATGGAAACGTATAAGATGCCTTCTTTATTTTCCTATATTTCAAACAGATGAAGTCTCTTTTGTTTTTAGAGAACTTGGTGTGATCTACGATGTTCATTTCGAATACGTTTTCATTACCATCTTCTTTTACAAATTCCATTTTTGAGTTATATGTTTTTACATTTGTCTTCTTGAAGCACTTATACCTCTTCTTCTTGATATTCTCGAGGATCTTATAGAATGCTTCATCGGATAGATTTGTATCCAAATGATCTGATGCTTTGTTGATGACGAATATTTCAACATAATTCACTTTGTTTTCAAATATGGGGAGTTTCATCATCTTAGTGATCTATATATAATGTAATCTTTAGTGCCACCATTTTAAATCAAAATCATATTTTAGAGGGTTGTTGTTAGGCCTCGATAACTGTATGAGGAAATCTTTGTGAAATGTACTATGAAAGAATGTAATGAAAGAAAATCATACAAATAGAGGTTCATCATTTATTAAAAACCGAGCGCATCTTTCAATCATTTTAACATTTACAGCATTCCCAAATTGACTATATGATATTTTATCTTGATCATGAATTATGTATTCTTCTGGAAACGATTGTAATCTTGCACACTCTCTCGGCGTCAAGTATCTTGATTTCGGACCGTAAATAGGTATCATAGAGGCCATTGCTACTAATGTTGGAGAATAATTTATATTTTTAATTCTTACACCTGACCCACGAGGACTCCAAAGAACTTGCTTCATATTAAGATTATCAGTTACAGTTTGCCATTCCATCTTTCTTACTGCACCGAACCACATTTTTTTTTTCCTTGATTCAATAAGCCAAGGATTTAATATATATATATTTGTTGTGTAGAATTCTCTGTTTTTATCTATCCAATTCTTATATTTTTTATAGAAATCATCCTGTAACTTTTTAATATTTATTTCATTTTCATCTACACTTAACTTGTTATTATATTTCGTAATACTTGTATTATTTCCGTCACTATCCCACCAATCTGTCCATATTGGAAATCGCGGGATAGTTATATTATTTTTATTGCAAATAGTTAAAAATTTATCCCACACTTCTTCGGTTTCTTTATTTTTTCCAGAAATATTGTATTTTTTATCAACTATTTCATCCACAATGTTTTTCAAAGATGTTTGTTGAACATTATTTTTTGATATAGATGGTAGTATGGGCAATTCACCCACATCTTTTCTTTTACACATTATAACTACTCTTTCTCTTGATTGTGGGACTCCAAAATAAAGTGTATTCAATATGATAGGATTATCATATGTGTAATAATTCAATTTGTATATATTTTCTTTGATAACATCCCAAGTGTGACCATCATCATGGGTTGCCAAGTTTCTAACATTTTCAAGAATTAAATATTTTGGAGTATGACGTTTTATTATCTCGCAAATGTCGAAAAATATGTTACCCCGTGTATCTTTGAAACCAACTTGATTTCCAGCCTTTGAAAATGGTTGGCATGGAAATCCAGCACATAATATATCAAAATCAGGAATTGTGTTAATATCAATTGTGGTTAAATCTCCTAATGGTCTTATTTTATGATTTATTTCGTAATTATTTCTACATTCTTCATTTATATCACTAGCCATAACACATTCATGACCAAGTTTTTGTAATGCATAATGAAATCCACCAATACCACAACATAAATCAATAAATTTCAACTTTTGTTCTTGTTCATTATCAACATCTTTTTTAACAATCAAATTCATATCTTTTAATTTTTCTTCAACGGCTTTATTCACAAGATCCTTAATTTTATCACCATTATTTTCACAAGGTGTTTTGCGTCCTTGATGAGAGTTATAGTATTTACCCATTTTTGTTATATATTGTTAATTATATTGTTAAGTGAAAATTATCCCCTCGCGACTTAAGGATAAGGATGATGCAAATACTAAAAATTGATTTATGAGTAGAATATGTTAATATATACATTAATCACCGATACCAAAATAATGAGTGTCGCCAACATCGATTACAGACAGCTCGCTAATGACATGTTGAGCAAACATGTGCCTGAACTATCACCTGATCAATCGAAAGATTTAGAGATAGGTATTTATAACTGGACTATCGAATACGCAAACAAATACAACATTTTCCCTGGGTGGAAAAGCGAAGTCTTCGTCAAGATATATGATAACAAGCTCATCTCTATTTTGACCAACCTCGATCAAACTTCCCATCTGAAGAATGTCGCACTCCTAAAACGACTTAAAGACAATGAGTTCAAACCACACGATATCGCTTTTATGGAACCGTATGAAATGTATCCAGAGCGTTGGATGTCCATTCTTAATAAGAAATTGAAGAAGGAACAGAGTCTTCTTGATTCCAACATGGAAGCTAAGACGGATATGTTCAAGTGTGGAAAATGTAAGCAGAGAAAGTGCAGTTATTATGAGATGCAAGTGAGAAGCGCAGATGAGTCATCGACTATCTTTGTCACATGTTTGAACTGTAAGAATAAGTGGCGTATTGGATAAGGAAAAATAAAAATAAAAATTAAAAATATATATGAAATCCTTTAAGTGGTTTTCATATTCAGTTATCTTTAAGTGTTTTTATTGCACCGACTGCTGATTCCACGATCAATGGTTTAGATGTATCGACTTCAGTTTGCATATCATATTGTATTTTCTTTATAGCCTTCATCTGAGAAGCTATTTTCCTCATAGCAGCAGAAGCATATGTCATTTGTTTTTGTTTTTGTTTTCGATTTGTTTTTGTTTTTGATTTGCGCTTGTTGATTCCTTTAAGTGATTTTAATTTTATTATTTATTCCATGATTATCATATCACGAAGTTTCCAGTATTCTTTACCATTATTTATATTTCTACAGATGATGAATGGGAGAACATTCTTCTTCAATTCCATCAATGCGATATCGCGAATAGTCTCACACTTATTCAGATCATCCAACTCTAGCATTGGTTTTGCCCCGAAAGCCAACTGTTCCAGCCTAAACCCGATGACATTCGTCTTCTCATAACACGTCATGATGTTTCTCGATTTATTCTTAGAAGGATCATAGGCAGAAGCAATATCAGAGAAAGAATCAAAATTTAATACACTACTCATCTTTATTTTTATGTGTATATTATTTTAATTGTTTATATCATTTTTTCACACTATTCATCACTCATTGTTCCAATACTGCTTACAGTGCACACAGTAATATATAAACTTCACATCAACGTTGTTGTATCGCAGCAAGATGATGTCGTTTTCCACATCTGGTTTCTTACTACATTCTTTATTAACACACTGAATAGTGCTCACGTGTGGAAGGGTAACATCATGCTCGATGTCCTTTTTCACCCACTTGTCAATACTATCGTCGCTTTTAAAAGACGTCTTTGAAATCAGTTTTGGAACGTTAGCTTCAAAAGCCTCTTTGTTGCCACAGAACTTACAAATGTAGTGCACATCATAATGTCCTTCTTCACTGACATGCTTTATGTATAACATATTATCGCAGAAAGAACAGAATTCCATTATGATAACCTTACTTAATATATATTCGTATAAAAAATCATTTTTTAAGTGTTTTTTTATAGAAAGAATAATCATGGATGTTTATGTAATTCACGATGCCTCTCTTGAAATGCGCAAGGAAAACATTACACACATCAAGACTACCCTTCAAGCAATCGAGCAAATCAAAGAGATCCATATCATCGACATTTTCGATCACAAAAATATTAATCAAGACGAAGTAAAAAAAGTCATCCGAACTTCTAAACCAGAGATTCAATCTGAAACCGAGATCTTATTTGAAAAATTCATCCAATCCATGAACATCTATAATATCTCAAATTATCTGAAACATATTCGCGCCTACGAGAGCATCATCAAGGCCAACAGACCAGGTCTGATCATCGAAGATGATGTCATCATCTCTAGTGAAATCACCCATCTCATTAAAAAACTCAGCGCAACGACCCACAACATCGTCTTCTGTGGCCAACCATTCACCGAAGTGCCTAAAGACACCTTCACTCCCATCAAGAACTTCAACAATATGTGTCTTGTATCATCATGTGAATCCTACTATGTCACGCCACAAACCGCAGCGGTTCTATTGAAAGACATGCTACCCATCGTATTCACCACCAACATCGCGATCTCCCTGTCCATCAACAAGAATGCCTTGCAAGCACACAAGATGTATCCTAATGCCTTCATAGACGGCTCCAAAATAGGACAATTTACCAGTCATATCAACAACAATAACATCTTAATTTTCAATAAATCATATAACGAATTGTATCAGATGATACAGGATCAACAGAGTAACGGAATAGATCTTGAAAAGTTTAACCGCATCTTTTCTGAGGCTCAGTATAAAGAGTCTCCAGATATGCTATATCTTAAAGGATTGGCGTATTTAAAGGCTAATAAAATGATAGAGGCCAAAAACATCTTCGACGATGTTTTTCAAAGTTTTTGCGATAATAAGTGTGTTCTGAACAAATCATCATCATTCATGAATAACTATTTAAATTTTTTCCGCATGCTTCAGTAATAAAAAATGAGTTAAGAATTAAAGTAATATATGTTTATATAAAACATATAAATCATCATGATTATTCCAGTCAGATGTTTCACATGTGGTAAGGTAATCGGAGACAAATGGGACTATTTTAATAAAAAGAAAACAGAGAAGGAAAAACAGATGAAGGAGGAAAAGGCTAATGAAAAGAACAAACGTAAGGGTAAAGAATCAACCATTGAGGATTTGGCTTTCAACGAATCTTGGGGATACAGTGAGATCCTTGATGAATTGACATTGAACCGCATCTGTTGCAGACGTCATATGTTAGGTCATGTCAATCTCATCGACATCATTTAACATCAACATCACGCATCACGACATCACGCATAAAAATAAATAAATACATATAAATGGCGAGTGTCATAGAGTTTGACGATAACTTTAAAAGTAAGAAAACAGAATTTGATTATAAACAAAAGAATTCCAAATTACTAAATGAGAAGTCAGATACCTATGACTATCTTTTAAAAGACAAAAGCAAGAATCTTAAAAAGTTATCAAAGCTTATGGAATCTAAAGACGAAACCACTAAATTCATCAACACTCCACTACACCTCGTCATATTGAATACTATCACCGCAGTAGAACGAGTCATAACGGCAGTCAGTAAGAACGGTCTGAATATGTCTCTTACCTACGTTGATAAGTTTTACTTAGGGATCGCTTTCGGTTTCATAAGCATACTACTGTTGCTATTCAAAATATAGAATCATACCATTGTATTATCTCTTTTTTGTGATATATAGATCTTCATTATTTTCTAATATTATTGTTATTCATTATAGTTTGGAATGGAAACTATAGATAGTCTTGATATACATCGTTCCATATTTTTATATACATCAAATAAATGACATCAAATAAATGTCATTAAATAAATATAAATATAAATATGTTGTTTGTTCTTTTTATTATAATGCTCGTGTATATATATACTTCTTACGCAAAAGCGCATAAGAAAAACTCACTGGAACACTACGATCCCTTTGAAAGAAATAAGCAGATCGCCAATATTTTAAGTAGGATGAAATACATCAGCAATTATAATGACAATTTATATCAAGACCTTCACTATACGGTGAATAAAGTATTGAAGACCTATTATAAGTTCATTAACGATAACTCCAGCGTAAAAATGGATGATCTCTCATTTCATAAAGAAAAATTATCATCAATCTATGAAGAACTGCTCTTGAATCTGCCCTATAAATACTATGATAGACTCAACAAACACATCGAAGAATTGAATGGAGAGATTGACGAAAAGATGGATCTCATTAAATACAAATCGTCCAGAATACCGATAAAAATTTCACTCATGAATTATAAACCATGATAATCAAATGTAATTCAAAAACGCTCTTAAATACGTATATTGCCAAATATATAAACGCTCCGACCCACACCACACCAAACTCCATCATAGAAAAGATCAGATATACTTTTACTTTAAATGATAAATACTCATTCCTGAATGATGTCAATTACTCCATCATCCTCTCGCACATAAGTGATAACGAACGCATTATGTTTGTCAGATTCTTTCAAGTGTATCTCTTTAAAGTATATGGCATCAAACAACAGTTCATTCAGAATCGCACTATAATTCAATGGGATATGTTGAGACGGTTCATAGAAGGCAACAAAGTCTATTACACTCTGTTTTTAACCTGCTTCTATTACTTTTTTTGATAAAATAATAAGTTATGTGTAATTAATAATAATCATAATGATGAATGATTGGGACATCATAAATGCATATTTTGAGACGAACAGTAATTACTTGTCAAGACATCAAATAGAATCTTTCGATAACTTCATAAATAATACAGTTCCCTATACCATAAAAACGTTGAATCCTTTCACCTTGATTTTTAAAGACAATCACTCTACTACTCAGAAGGAGTTATATGAAGTCCAAGTGTTCATCGGAGGCGAAGATGGAAACGATGTTCGCATGGAGAAACCTTATGATGGCACTGAGGCTATACTACCTAATATAGCCCGTTTAAAGAGCATGACCTATAATATCTTGATGACTGTTGATGTTTTGATTAAGTTCAAGAATCTTCTAACTGGTGAAGTGACTGATGTTGTGCATAAGGATATTAGAATTGGCTCTTTGCCAATCATGTTGCACACGAATGGATGCTTTTTACACGGTAAAAATAAAGAAGAACTAACTAAACTCGGTGAGTGTCCATATGATCAAGGAGGATATTTCATCATTGATGGAAAAGAAAAAGTAATCATCTCTCAGGAGCGTATTGCGCCTAATAAATTGTTCTTATCTGTTCCTACGGCTGGAAACTTACATTATTCTCTTAAAGGAGAGTGTAGATCCGTTTCAGATGATAACAAGCTGTTCGCCAAAGTTCTGTATCTTTATACTATGAATAAACCAAGGAATTTTAGAAAAACTATCGACACAGAAGATGATGGCGCTAATAATGTTTCTGAAGCTGGTGCTGAAGGGGCAATTGATGACTCCGCCGAAGCTGATTATACCAGCTCCTTCGATGTCTTTGGTGCTCATCACATAGTAGTAGATATAATGAGTATCAAGCTTAAGAACATACCAGTGTTTATAATCTTTCGCGCACTCGGTGTAGAGTCTGATAAAGAGATCATGACACACATTCTGTATGGAAATGAAGTAGAGAATGAAGCAATGGTAGAAATGGTGCGCAAGATGATCATAGACAGTAAGAAATTAATCAGAGACGGCGATCACATCTATACCCAAATTGACGCTCTAAACTATTTAAAGAACTTCGCAGCGTTCGAGGACGTAGATTATGTGAAATATGTTTTACTTCAGGACTTCCTACCAAACATGAACGACTATAAATCTAAAGCCATATTCTTTGGATATCTCATCAATCAGATGATAAAGGCGACAATTGGTATGATTCCCGTCAATAGCAGAGACAACTATATGAACAAACGCGTCGATGTCTCGGGGATTTTGTTATCGAATGTTTTCAGAGATTTTTATAATAAGTTTAGAAATAACGTCATTCGAACGATAGATCGCAATTATACCATGTTTGACGCTCAGTTTGCCTCCAATTATAATCAAATGACTAAGAATCTCGTGATGGTAGGCGACTTATATAAGATATTCTCTCCAACTTTCATAGACGAGGGTATGTATAAAACTTTTAAAGGAAACTGGGGAATGTTAGACGATCCTGAGAAAGCTGGTATTGTTCAGGATTTAAACAGACTTTCCTATTTAGGATATGTGTCGCACGTGCGTCGGGTGAATACTCCCATAGATAGATCTATCAAGTTAGCGGCTCCACACAGATTAGGTTCAGAGCAATTCGGATACATGTGTCCTTTCGAATCTCCAGACGGTGCGAACATTGGTCTATTAAAGCACATGTCCATAACTTGTGAGATAACGAGCGAACAAGACACCACAGAACTGTTCGCCATTCTTCATAAAAACGATTTCAAGCCGCTATATACCTTGCAGCTTCACGAAGCCACATCGAACACCATCTTATTTCTTAATAATAATATCATAGGTATTCATAACGATCCTGTTATGCTTTACGACGCTTTGAGAACTGCCAGGCGTGCACATGAGTTGAATTATCAAATTACGTTCTTCTACGATGTGCAGCTAAACGAGTTTAGAATCAGCACTGACTCTGGGCGTTGTATTCGTCCTCTGTTTATAGCAAGCGCTGGCGCTAATCTGGAGGATTTAAAGGGAATAAAGAGCTGGTATGATAAGGATTTCTTAGGTAAATATATAGAATACGTTGATGTTCATGAGTCTAACTATTTACTCATCGCGATGAACAAAGCTGACATCACTTCCAGACATACGCACTGTGAAATTCATCCTTCTTTATCTCTCAGTTATTATACCAATACGATTCCCTTTGTAAATCATAACCAAGCTCCGCGTATTGTGTTTAGTGGACAACAGGGTAAGCAGGCTATTGGTGTGTATGCTACGAATTATAACAGTCGAATAGATACTGCGAGTTATATTTTACATTACCCTCAGAAGAACTTAGTATCCACGAAACTATCTAAATATGTATTTAAGGATCAGTTGCCTAACGGTGAGAATCTCATAGTAGCTATAGCGACATATACTGGATATAATCAAGAGGATTCTATTATGATTAATAGGGATTCTATAGACAGAGGTTTGTTTAATGTATCTTATTTCAAGACTATATTAGATAAGGAATACATATCTGATAACAAGAGACATAGATTTGTTTTTGCGAATCCCGAGGAATTAAGGAAGAGGGGTGTGGATGTGAATACGCGATTTGATAATTACAAAAACATAGATGAGAATGGTGTGCCTTTTAAGAATGCGCATATGAATCAGGGAGATGCGATGATAGGCAAAGTAGAGGAAATAGATCAGGTGAGTGAAGATAAGACGAAGATATTCAATGATAGTTTAAACTCAACTAAATATACGGATAAGACGGTCGCGACTAAGAAGACTAATTATGGCAAGATTGATGTGGCCTATGTCTATGAGAAAAATAATGAAAATAACTTGAAGATACGTATGAGAAAGATGCGACGTCCAGTCTTAGGGGACAAGTTGGCGAGTATGCATGGACAGAAGGGTGTCGTTGGGATGATTTTGCCACAAGTTGAGATGCCTTTCACGAAGGATGGACTCGTTCCAGACATCATCATCAATCCACATGCGATTCCATCGCGCATGACTATAGGGCATCTCATAGAGTGTATAATGAATAGGTTATCTTGTGAAACTGGTAGTGAGATTGATGCTACGGCTTATGATAATCACAATGTGGATGAATATATGAATCAATTAGAAAAGAAGGGAATCAATAGATATTCTAATGAGGTAATGTATAATGCGAGAACTGGTGAGCAGATGAAAACGGATATATTTATTGGACCAACATACTATTATAGATTGAAGCACATGGTTGATGATAAGATAAATTACAGAGATGATGGTGGTCCTATAGAGAATGTGACGAAACAACCTACGCAAGGTAGGTCGAATGATGGTGGATTACGTATAGGTGAGATGGAGACTAACGCTATTGTTGCTCATGGTATTTCGAGTTTTTTAAAAGAATCTATTATGGAACGTGCTGATGGTGTTGTCAAGACGAATAGAAAAGATAAACAGGCTCATCACATATATGTCGATGAGAATGGTGATGACATCATATATAATAAGAATTTGAAATATTTTGTAGGTTATGATGGGGATGATGTTAAAGAGAATACTGCTCTTAAAGTTCCTTATTCATTTAAGCTTCTCAAACAGGAGTGTCAGTCGTTGTCTATAAAGATGAAGTTATTGACTACTGGAATAAAAGGTGATGACGATGATGACGATGATGACGATGATGATATTTATGTTGATGATGATGATGATGATGATGTTGATGATCAAAATAATGATGAATAAAATCAAAACTTTTATTATTTAAAATGTCCTTTATATTAAAATAATGACACACATACTTTTAACTCTGATATTAATAGCCAATGCAATTTTTTGGGGATTATTTCCTCACTCATCACATTGTGCACTTGTCTCCAGATTTACTTCACAACCTTGTCTTCCTCATTACATTCATATTTTAATTGGAATAGTTTTTTATTTACTATCCGTCTTAACTCAAAATAAATCGTATATCTCATATCTTTTAAAAATATAATAAACTATAGCTTCACGTTTTCACTTGTATTTTTTATCAATGATAAATTATAATCTTTATCATCATATCTTTTCGGCATTTTACAAAGTGTATCTCCACAATGATCTCTATTTGCATAAAAAGATGTGGCATGTGAAGAATCACAGTTTTTCAAAGACCATCTACCTAATTGCATAGTTTTGTTTGTTGATGATTTATATACAAACGCTAACAATTCTGAAAAACGCTTCATTTTTAATTTATTTTTTATATGTTGCTTAAATAAAAATCATCATCCATTTTTCAAAAAAATATTTATTTTATTTTTATTGTTTATGTTTTACATACACAATACTTACTTTACCATTCGATGGAAGCTGCCTACAGAAGGACTTACATGCACAATTCAAATTCTTATTAAACTGCATTTTACAATCGACGTAGCATATATTTGGTAAAAACATATCCCCTCTAATGAACCTCAATAATCTATCAAAGTAAATCATTTTTAATCTATCATAGATATTTATTTTAATATGATTTATATGTTTATATGTTTATGAAAATGTAGCATTAATTATTCATTCAATAAACTAATAAACTATGTTATATGTATATATTTAGTAGATGAGAAAATGTGTAATATCAAAATTTGATTTAATTATTTAATGATAAAATGATAAAATGATTAAATACAATGAGCAATAACAAAGATCAAGTTGTCCCTGGCTACATAAACATTATAACGATGAGCAATAACAAAGATCAAGTTGTCCCTGGCTACAGTGAAATACCAGTTGTCGCATACATCCAATACGTTGACAGTGACAACAACAACAACACAAGTGACAACGATACAGACGCTTACACATATGAAACATTTCCAGACGCAGTTTGTCGCATCACCATAAATGGTTTGACTCAGACTTTCAAGATTTCCAACACAGAAATGGGAGTTATCATAACCTGTATTAAGAAAGTTTTTAACAACATGTTTGAGAATATCAACATCAACGAAATTATAGTTACAAACGCACTCATAGATTATAACGATATACGAGAGGATGATATTACAAACACACAGAATATGGAAAACATACTTCTCGACATATTTGACAACATGCTCACAGCCATCACAAAACAATTCAAAGACATTGGTATTACAGACAATTATGTCATCTTTAAACACACAATAAACTTATACGAAGACTTATGTTTTGATGTTATCAAAAAAAAGATCATTCTACATTACATCGAACTTTTGTTACTGGATACATCCATTAATTCTCTCATATCTAATATGGTTTTGATGAAGAAAAAAGAATTGAATGAAATGCTCATTGAGTTATACAAGGAAGCTGGTGAAAACATCATCAAGATAAAGTCATTTCAACTCACGAAATTAATAGACGTTTATTATGTTGATAAACTGAACAGAATAAAGCTTGCTAAGATAAAGACAGAAGATGTTCATTATTTCATCAACGTCAGAGCAAATTTGTGCAGCTGTCCAGATTTCAAATACAGGAAACTGAAGTCTGGATTAAGCTGCAAACATTTGTTGGAACTCAGAAACAAAACCCGTTGTATCGCACTCATCAAACAAATTCCAGGCCTATATAATATTGACATACCAGTAAAAAAAATGCTCCAAGTTGCATATTGTCCCGATGTCAAATACTAAGAATTAATTCAGTTCTTTTGAATGATAAAATTTCTCGACACCAATCCAGAAGAATATTTCCAATCGCCAGTGTATTCAAGGTTCATTATTATCTTTTTTTCTTTTATAAATTCATTAACTGCCTTATTCACACCAAATATACAATTACCTTTTCCAAAATTGACAGTTTCAATTGGATCTAAATGATAGTCATCGCCCATTATTATACCACCTGGTTTCAATTTATTCCAATACACATTTAGATCTTGCTTACATCCTTCATAAGAATGATTAGCATCTATGTATATGAAATCAAACATTGCGTCATCGAAGTTTGTTACGACCACGTGAGAAAATCCTTTATTAAAAACTACACGTTCCCCATACTCTTTCAAGTGGTTCAATGTGTAATTATAATTATCTTTGTGTTCATGAAATCTTTCATCATATTCTGTGTATGTTTCCCAAGCATCAACCAGATGTAATTTTTTACAATTCCAATGCTTTAGAAGATGTTTGCTAAAATTTCCACGGAGGACACCTACCTCACAGCCTATACCGTGTGGATATCTATCATTCAGCAGATTGACAATTTCATATCTTGTTTTTTCATAAGAAGCGGTCATCTCTTGTTTTCATCTATTTCAAGAAAAATCATTGGATGATGTGAGCGCAATATTATTCTGCATTCTTATCCTCCTCGTCGTTGCTATCCTCATCATCATCCTCGTTGTCGATATCCACATCATCATCATCATCCTCGTTGTCGCCATCATCATCGCTGCTGTCGCCATCATCATCGCTGCTGTCGTCATCATCATTGTCATCATCGTTGTCGCTATCATCATCCTCGTTGTCGTCTTCGTCGTTATCCTTGCCGTCGTTATCACTCTTAGTGTAAAACTTCCACGGGTCCAGTGTTAGAGAGATATTGTCGTCTATGTTTTGATACGTGTATCCAGCTTCCACATCATCAAAACCAAACCGCTTGTAGTCTCTGACGGTTGCCAACCTATATCTTCCGAATGTGTAGTAGCCATTGTCGGGGATGATTGTATGAAGCACCTGAAACTTGGTCAGCTTACCTCGATGATACGCGCGGAGTATCTCCCTCGGATGGATGATCTCAGTAAGTCTGTATGGTTTCGACTTGATGCGCATTTTTTTGTGTGGAGTTATCGTTGCTGTTTGATGATCACATTTTGACTGCTAACGATTTTTATCTAATTTATTAAGATTTTTATCTAATCTATTACGAGTTTAAATTCAATATGGGTTTAAGACCTTGTTCTATCCTATCATAGGTATCCTCTTCAAAAGCATAATCTTCTGGATTATTTCCATAATATAATTTATTATCATCTTTCATCAATGGTTTATCACATATTCCATTATTGCATCCACCCCGAAATTTGTTATATCCCTTATTATAATACTCGCACTCTATGTTATTTTTACACCTCTTAAACCACATAGTATCTATAGAAGACCTTTTCTCACCATAAACATCATATTCTGACTCACAAGCCTCTTTTGTATTATATGAAGTATTGACAGAATAATCGGACTTATTCACACAGTCATAGTATGCCATTGGCTTCTTCACTGGCTTCTTTTCTTTGATATAATCTCCGTATTGATAGATATACATTTTATTATCAAAAAACACACGGTCACCATTCATCAGTGTGAACTCATCAATATGGTTCGATTTTTTCACCAAATAATTTGTTAGTGTTATAGGTTCAGTTAAAGTGACGTAATAGTAATCATTCATGTTTTCATTAAATTGACCGCTCAGGATAATTCTATCTCCTATCATCACCATAATATCATCATAAATAATTAAAGATTTATTTCTATCAACTTCTTTAAAATTATATTTCATCAATTGAAAATCTATTTTCAGAGATTGATCCGCTAACTCTCTCGACCACCAAATATTACTAAAAAACTGCGATTTTTGCCTCTGTCTCTGCAGTTTTGTCTTATCAACATCCCTTCCTATATGCATATTAAAGATGAGAGACGCCTCTTCATTCAACGAGATCGCTTTAGGGTTTATGATAATACTCGGTATGAACAATGTTTCCACAATGTTTTTCCTATAATCATTAAAGAGCTTACGCTTCTGTGAAAAAGGAAACCAGAAGGATACACTAGGACTTGAAATATTAACTGTATATATCCCATATTTGCTGTTAAGGTCTTTAAATGCTTTCGATTCTGTGGGGGCTTTCAGAAAGATCAGATCACATGCCTTTGAATCAAATGAGTCAATGAGCTTTGTTTGAAAATCGAATAAATTTTGAAACGCATTCAGATATGGGATGTCTGTATCTAACGCATAGCCAACCGTGGGATTTTTCGGGACGTTATTATTCTTATCTGTCACGAACATACATAGGGCGCTCTGTCTTGCCGATATTCCTATAGGGAACTCTTTTAGTTTGTCTGGGATCTTCTCGAATATAGAAAGTTGGATGTCTTCTATGCCTTGAGCAAAGTTATCAATGAGTCTCTTGCTATGCCTAACATTATATATCGATATGATGATGATGATGATACATATAAACAGAATGATGATGATACAAAGCATTTAATATAACATAATAAAATCTGTTAATAATAATAATAATGTTGAATTCACGAGTTTCGTATAGCATCATAGTCTTTATCTTGAGTATGATAATCCTCTTCATCGTGAAACCAAAGATAGCTTTCGATAAAGACGGTAACATTAGGAAGTTCGGTGTTCAAAGTAAGACAGATACAATATACTCTATTGGAGTAATTTCGATAGTGCTGTCCATAATAATATTCTATATGTTCTGCTTAATAGACTTGGTATTTTAAGAAATAAAATTCTTTGTGTAATAAAATGGAGGCTTATTTAGAATCATATAATCGTTTGCTCAACGAATTGAATACTACACCTAAGAAGAGGGAAGCCCTGAAGTTATCTGAAACACCCGAGAGGTTTCTCCTTGAAAAGAATGGGGTTAAAATCATAGACATAGATAGACCTGCGTATGGGATAGTCGATCATATGATCAACAGCGAAGAAAAAAACATGTATGAAATGAGAAAAAAATACAGATCTCTCGTATATGCATATTTATATGACATGGAGACTGAACCAACGCTTGAAATGATAAATAAAGTGTTTAATGACATCGAGGGTGTGAATAAGAAACTTGCCACGCTTGATGCAGCAAAAGATAAAGGAAACATTTATGTAATGTTAAGAGAACCCGATGTCAATAAATCGATAACTACGAATATGAAGAAGACGACTCAAGTTGCGGCTGATACTGATGTTGCTGCAGCTGATACTGCTGCTGAAAATGCTGATGCTGCTGATGCCTCCTTTAAGAAAGCCCCAGCTAAGAAAGCCCCAGCGAAGATTGGGAAAACTGCAAAGGATCTACTCAAGCAAACCCTTTTTACGGGCGACGTATCCGAAACAGATTTGAAGGTTTTCTTATTCAAGACGTTAAAAGAGTGCATTGCGCGCCCTAGTTCTAAAAATAACGCCATTTCGAAAGATAAACTTATCGAGAAGATGTTAGCGAATCCTAATTTGAAAAAGCGACTACCCGCTTCATACAGGTCCAAATCCAAAGAGGAACTTTGCAAATTGCTTTTCCCAGGCAAGTAATTAAAAATATTTGTTTTATTTAAATGTTTGAAAAGATAAACCTAACCTATTTCACCATTTCATTTTGCGTCGGCATCTTTCTTGTATATATCATGACACCTAAAAAGACGATCGTCTATAAATTTCCATCTCCTGATAACTCTGATCTGGTGTATCAAGATAAAAGCGACTCTTGCTACAAATACCACAGCAATGAAATCGAATGTCCAAAAGATGAGTCCAAAATAGAACCTCAGCCGATTATAGAGGATTTCAAGGATGTGGATAATAAGAAAAATAATAAGTCTCCGCCCTCCATGGAAGATTACATAAATATGAATATAAAGGGTGAAAAATAAATGTGCTTGATATATAAATAAATATAATGTTGATGAAATTGATGGAGAACGAATCGATCGCAATAATAGTCTCTATAATTCTTGGATTAGGATTAGCATCTCTCTTTAGACAAGCTTGTAAGGGCGACTCTTGCGTCATCACGAAAGGTCCTAACGTAAAGGATATCTCGAAGAAGATATATAAGATTGATGAGAATTGCTATAAATATCACCCATATGCTACAAAGTGTTCGTCTCAATAAGACAAATAAAGATGTAAATAATATTAAATTAAAATGAAATCAACTAAGATTGAAGATATTCTTGAAACGGATGTTGAAGACATTACAGATGATGTTGGTGATGCTGCCGCGCCACATGATGACACAGTGAATAATGAATTGAAAATGCAGCTCGATGATCTACAGAATGAATTATCTAACATGAAGAAAAGCGAATATGTAGCTCAACGCAGTGTTCCTGTGCCTACAACTACAGCTACTACTACTGCTACAGTTGCGAGTGAGAGTGCGCCCACAATGAGCACGATGGACAAACTTATCACTTTCAAGAATGATGATTTTAAGAGCGCGATCATCATGATGCTTTTATTCATCTTATTAAACTCTACACAGGTGAATGAAATGATAGATCTGTATATGCCTTATTCAATCTATACATACGGGTATCTTGTTAAATCGATTCTATATTTTGTCTTGTATAGAATTATAGTCACGCTGATCATCGCTTAAAAAATGATTTAGAATGAATTCATTTATATTTATTAAATTTGTAAATCACGAATTGATTATTTATAAAATGACAACAGATAAGGATCATTGGATATGTCCGTATTTGAACCGTGAAGACACATGGAAACGAAGATCCTATATTGGAATCGATATTGATGAAGCGAAAAACACCAAGACAAACACCCAGAGCTTTATAGATAATGCTGTGTCTATGGCGAAGAAATCCAACATGAATCAGAAGCACGGTTGTGTTATCGTCTATAAAAATAAGATTATTTCTCTTGGGTTTAATCAAACTGTTATACCGTGCAAGTTTAGCATTCACGCTGAACAAGCTGCTATAAACAAAGCTAAAAAAATACTTACGCGAACTGAGCTTAAGAATTGCCGATTATACGTCGTAAGAATTGGTCAGGACTCTATGGAAAATCCTCTGAAGTATTCCAAACCATGTCCTAATTGTTCTATGTATATTCACAACGCTGGAATAAAGACAGTATATTATTCTACGAGTTTTTCTTGTAATGAATCATTATTATGTAAGATGTGCTAAATTCTAAATATTAATTTCTTTTGTGAAGCGTCTTTAGCGACACCGCGCAACGAACTTAATCACATTCACTGTATTGTTTTTTCAAGGATCATCATCATCATCATCATGATCATCATCATAATCATCATCATCATTATCATCATTATGATCATCATAATCATTACTTATAGTATTCGCATTAGTAAGAGTGTTTCAGTATATTTTTAATATCTGTAAAAAATAATAACTTATTATGAAACAATACGATATAGCTATTATAGGAGGAGGACCAAGTGGTGTTGCCCTCGCCATGATGTTACAGAAAACGGGTAAATCAATCCTACTCGTCGAAAGAGAACGCACTCTGGGAGGATGTTGGCGTGTGGAGTGGCAAGATTCTAAATATTATACAGAGCACTCTCCTCACATAATGACATCAAACTATAAACGATTTTTTAAAATGTGCAAGGTCCTCGGTGTTAAGAATACCTTTAAAAATACTTATAAGTATCGTAACGCCCTATTATCCGTATATCTCAGTAAGAACGTTGTAGGTAACTTTACATTCTCCGATGTTATCAAGATTGTCTCTGGGTTAATAATATCGAGATTCATCGAGAATAATCAGACTGTCCAAGAGTTTTCTGATCATCTGAGTGAAAAAGCAAAGAAAGCGCTGTATATAATAACAGTGACCGCAGCATCCACACCAGACAGAGTGCTCATACAAGATCTGTTTGATGAGATGCAGCGCCCTCCTCCGAATATTCAGCAGCTCAAGAATCCCGAACTATGGATACAGAAGGCAGAAATCTATTTAAAGGAATCGGCTAATGTCGAGCTGATGTTGAACACAGCTATAGATAGCATAAGAGTTTCAGGAGAGGACAGATATATACTCAATAATTATATAGAGGTGCGTGAATGTATTCTTGCTTTACCTCCTATTGCGATAAGTGGCATCTTGAAAAACTCTGATGCGAGCCTACAAAATAATTGGCTACCTTATGACAAGTTCAAACAGTGGGCATACGGTTCGTATTACGCTTCTATAGGATTTCAGCTACATTTTGAAGAGGAAGTTCCTTATAGGGATGAGTGGTGTTGGAGTTGTACGGGTGAGTGGAACGTGATAATATTACCGATGTCGAAATACTTGGATACGTATTCAAAGGATAAGACTATAAAGACTGTGTGGTCTTGCACACTGATCGATCAAAACAATTATAGTGCTCATTTGAAGAAGAAGATTCGTGATTGCACTATTAAGGAAATAGGGAAGGAAGTTGTGAGACAACTTGGCGTCCCTAAACCTAAAATGATAACTTTCTATGATGGATTATATAAAGATGATGCTACCTCATCATATATGTCCAAAGATACGGGTTTTGTCAGACAAAAATATGGGACTATACCGCATCAAGGTAAAATGAAAAATATGTATATTGTGAGCACTGTGAATCAAAAGGGTATCATCAACATGGAGAGTGCCCTTCAAAGTTGTTATGAATTCGTAAAGAAACATCATCGAGGATATGAGAAAATGTTGGAGACTTCTGGTGAATGGAAGACACTGTTATATAGTATGATTGTGTTATGTGTCATTGTGTTGGTGTATAGATATAGATATAAATAGACCAATATTTAGATGAACCTATAATTCAAGATCATATAGACAAACATTATCTCAACAAAAGCGTTTATGCTAACTAATACAGTATTACGCAGAATCATTGGTATTGGATTAGCTTGAATGATGATAAATAATATACCTATCACTATGTGTGTTAAGAGCAACAATATGGAACAAAACGCAACTATTTTCCATCTTATATTATTCTTATTAGTTCTCCATTGAGCAACATCTGACATATGCTCTTGATTTACTGTTTCAATCGTGTTTTTTATTTTATTAGAATTGAGAAGCATCTTCCAACTCTCAATTTTATTATTAAATAATCTAAACAATTCTTTCAAGTTATTAGCGATCAACTGTTTATCTAATGTGCTCGTATAAAAGAAAAAAACTATGAGTGATTCACAAAGACTCAAAACTGTTTCGTGTAATGTTGAAATTATTAACATATATCTTATTATAATAATATGATGATTTTATATTTCTACGATGTATTACTTGACGTGACTTTGATGTTTTTTATTTTGAGTATGTTTTTCTTTTTCATAGTGAGGGATTTAATTCAAAATAAGTTTGATGAGAAAACAGAAATAATAAAGTTCATCGTTCAACAACCAGCTGTCAAAGAACAACGCGATAATCACAATAAAATGTGGATGAGAAGAGTAGTGATCATCAACATCATCTTAATTGTCACAACTATTCTATTCACGTTCGCTTGTGTATTTTATACCAGCGGCTACGATGTTTTAAAGATATTCTCCTCTAATGTATTGAACTCATTTGCTGTTTTATTGATTCAGATATACATGTTTAGCCAACTAAATAACTTTAGCTCATTATCCCCCATAGACTTTGAAATAGCCATATTGAATTTTCTTAAAGATTTAACTCAAGAGGTCTAAGAAAAATATATATCTTTAATCTAATAATAATAAGTAAAAAATGCTTGTATTTCTGTTAATAGTAGCATCTATATCTGTATATCTATTCATTACAATTATAAGCACTTGTCATATTAAACGAAAAGATAAAAAAAGAGAAACCGATAAAGATAAAGATAAAGAACATTTCTTATCATGTGTGAATGAAGGCGGTATCAATTACCTCCCAGAATACCCCTACATAGACAATCAAAAGTTGTGGTATGCAGAATTCCCGAACAGCGTCTTTATATCGGCACTATCAAAAAAACAATTCGTCATCAAGAAAGATATAAATGATCCAAATGCCGATAAACAATTGACTCAATATATAGAAGATTGGTTAAATTCTATTAAATCCTTAAATAAACCTAACTCGCGCTTGAGTGTAAAGAGTTTGCTTAAAATATCTCCCGATACTATTCAATATGACATGATAATTCATAGGAACGGTAGAAATCATGGTAAGGTCATGAAGCTTGACATCAAAGAAGAGTCAGATCAAATCATCATCAACAACATCATCATCGTCGGTGTGAAGACGGAATATGAAATTCTCGATGATGCCATATTTAATCACGTAGGTCGTGTGCAATTAAAATATAGATTTGAGGATATGTGGGAAGTTACGAATGATGAGAAAATTCTTCAAAATGAAGTTGAAGAATCTATCTGAGCAGACTATTTATACATCTCCATCATATTCATGCATATCACCGTCACCATCACCATAGTCTATATTGGTGGACTCTTCGCGTCGCACAGTGTCTTCTTCTAACTCTAAACCTATTTTTTTAAACGCAAAGTAAAGATCTATCTCTTCATCAGTCATGTTGGCAACCTTATTGTTATCGTTTTGTCGCTCTTCGCTTCTTAGTAAATTATATTTTCTACGCAATACTTCCTTATCAATAATTATTTTTGATGATATCTTATTCTCTAAACAAGCTATGATAAATCTATTGAAAAGAGACACTGACATTTTCATATCTTCCTCTATAAACGTTTGTATTTCCACAAACGTCTTTGTGGAGGGTATTTTATTTTTATTGAAAATTTCATTATACATGGCGATTATGGATGATATTAAGAGCGCCAAGGAGGCATATATTTTTATTGATGGAGATAAACTCGTTTTTAATAAAACATCAATGTCTCGTATATGGTGCTTTTGTAATATTTGCGCGTTATTTATAAACAAATCCATCACAGAGTAATTAGTCATGAACTTATATACATGTCCTTTTTTAGTGAGATTAATAACATCGCTCATGTATGTGTTAATATTGAAATGTCCCACTCTGTCTAAGAGGGCGATCATATCAGTATTATCAGTCTCTAATTCTTTAACTATATTTATAAAGTGTTTCTCTATCGCTTTATTACCTAAATAATCAAATAACAATCTTACATTAGATTCTAAATATTGAGAAAGCTCATCATCATCATCATCATCTGCATTCGCATCCGCATTATTGGCGGCATTCTTTAGAATATCTACGAGTTCTTTCGGGATCCATGTATTTGCACTGAGAAATGAATTGATGTGTTCTTCAGAACTGGTGGTAGTCTTAGCCTTCACACTGAATGTTCGCTTAACTTTCTGAATGATTATATCTTGTTTTCTGTTTTTGTCGTCATCATCGTCTGTCGGTGGTTTTTTTACATGCATCGAATACACTTCATTGAAAACATTCTTAGCGCGCCGAATGGCATCTTTGTCTATATCTTTAGTTAGTTCTATTGTTGTGATGTCCTGGTTAAAAGGTTTAAACATCTTAAGATACTTAGCGGCGGTTTGGTTTTGAGTGGTCTTAGTATCCTTTATGAGCTTACTTGATAGCATTTTAGCAGCGATGTCTGGTTGAAATCGCAGGATATCGTTGATCTTATTGTAGAGACTTCTCATGATTTCTTTTTGATTTACCTTAATTATTTTGAATCTGTTCATGAAAAAGAGTGACGTGTAAGCCAAAATAGAAGAGTCTTTATCAACATCATAAACCACGTCGAAATTTGCTTCAATGTTATCTATGGGAAATCCCTTGGTAGAGAAGGATGTTTTGTATTCATCCATTATTTTCTTTTTGTCAAAGAGGGTATCTGACACTTGAACAAAGATTATCACCCAACTATAAACGATGAGCATCTCTGATTCCTTTGTCATTTTGGATTTCTTAGCCTTATTGACATAGTTGATGAAATTCTCTATGAAATTCGATAATTGGCGTAATTGGTTAGGGGATACTTTGGGTCCTAAAAGAAGTATTTCGCTTTCATATTCATTATTAGTGACTATTTTTGGCGGGATGTATTCATCTGGATCATCGTATTCATCCTGATGATGATGAACTTCTATATCATCAAATAAGGATGATTCGCGAGAATATTTGTCCAGGCTATATGTTATGAGTTTAGGAAGTATTTTATGTCTTTTGTTAAAAAACCTAATGGTATTTTGTATATATTTAGTTGCCTTGTTCTTATATTCAACAAGTTTAGTCTTTATGATGTTGAAATCTTCGAAATCGCGCTTACCAAGATTAGTAATAGAGCTTTTAAGGGTTTTCAATGTCTTTATATCATATATATCTTTCTCTATAACTGCCTTTATAGGCGCCTGTTGCTTTTGTTTTTCAATCTCATACTCTTTGATGTGAGTCAAGCTCCTTGGATACACTTTATTATAAATGATAGAGATGCCTTTATCAGTCGTGGAAAGAAGATGATTGAATCTTCTTATGTCTGAATCTGAAAGAGTGTTGAAATTTGAAATATATTTTTCATCATCAAAGTTTAGAACATCTAATTTTGATTTAAATGATGATGACAGTTCTGTATCTTTATCTGTATTTTTATTTGTATCTTTCTTAACATCTGACTTGACAAACATATAGTGTTGCATGAGTAATAATTGAGTGTATTCGTTGATTCGAGTCATATCTGTCAAGTGATAGTGTACTAAGTCGGCATTAATTTTCTGAATATTCGTAAGTTGTTTTCTGTTGATGATCAAATAATCATTCACACTCGGTATGAAGTGTTCTAAAATGTCTATAGTCTTCTTAGTTTTACACATGAACAATATATTAGAATCATAGAAATCCGCTTTCCTGTATTGATACTCATACTTGTGATTCTTTAAATAAAGTAGGAAAGTCGTCGCTGGGTTCTGTAAATCGTAATAGAATATCTCACTTTCTGCTTTAATGTGTAGGATACCGTTCTTTAAATTGATTATTGTGGCAGGAACGTTGGTCTTGAAAGGGGTTTCTAAGACTACATCTATTTCAGAGGTTACGGTTGCTATATCTTCTATGGTTTTGAAATAGTCGTCGCAATCGAAAAAGTGGTAATTCTTAGTTTGCGGAGCGTTATTGATGAAGAAGCCACACATATCTATATCTTCTCCTTCGATGAATCGTTTGAACTCGATGATCTTTTTAACTTCATCTTCTAAATATTTGCTCCATTGCGATTTAGTGTATTCAGCGGCTTTATCTTGTGACCACATGAGACTTTGTGGTTTGAAGTCTTTAGATGTTCTATATTCTATAAAGTCTGCAAGCATTGATTCGCTTGTTATGCTCTCTTCCCAAATAACTTGTGTATCACTACTCAAAATATCTATTGATCTACTTGTAAATAGTGGAAAGTGTGCTTTTCTTGTTTCTATAGCAGTCTTGATGAATTTGACTAAGGATGTTTGAACAATAGTTTCGCTGTCCAAGTCTGGTAAAGAACTAAAATCGTAATCCATTCTGTGCTTTTTATATGTGGCGATTGGGATAAACCAATTAGCTTGTAGCATCTTGTTAAAGGCACTGCGTTCTGGATCGTTCTTGATTGATTCTTTTTCGATAGATTCAATCTCTGAGAGAATACCTCTGAAGTTGAATTGTTCGGTCAGGTTATATATTTCATCATGTGCTTGTTCTTTAGAGAAATTGAGAATAGTATAATTATGTTTTAGAAAGGGTATGTCTGCGTATTCCTTGAAAGATATGTCATTTTTATCGATGATGTATTTGTCGTAAATGTCTTTTGATTCTTCTACTGGCTCTTCATCATCTTCGCTTGCCTCTTCATCTGCTTCGCTTGCCTCTTCATCATCTTCTTCTTGCTCTTCTTCATCTTCTTCGCTTGCCTCTTCATCATCTTCTTCTTGCTCTTCTTCATCATCTTCATCCGCTTCGCTTACCTCTTCATCGCTTACTTCTTCATCATCTTCGCTTGCCTCTTCATCATCTTCGCTTGCCTCTTCATCGCTTGCCTCTTCATCGCTTGCCTCTTCATCGCTTGCCTCTTCATCTGCTTCGCTTGCCTCATCATCGCTTGCCTCTTCATCGTTTGCCTCTTCATCGCTTACTTCTTCATCATCATCGCTTGCATCTGAACCCTTGCATTGATCTTTAATGAGTTTTATGAGATCTTGGATATGTTCAGCCTTTGGGTCATGAATATATACTTGTTTATCATTAACCTTTATACTCATTGGATCATAATGCATATCATCGATATTGTTGATGATGATGAGCTTACGCTTGTATTGATTCATACTGGCTCTACAATAAATGGAATTTTTTCTAAAAATAACCAGGTTATACTTCTCTTCAGTAGCGATATTCTCTAAGAGAAACCAAGCTTCATCACCCAAATATTTAGACATATCGAAAAGTTCATTTTTCACATATTCATTTATTTTATCTTCTACATTTGTATATTTAGATACTAAGAAATTAGAGAATTCCACAATATCTCTATACTGTGCTGAAGATATGTTCTTTGATATTTCAAGTACTTTTTTTCCTAGATCTTTCCTGTATTCTTGTCCATAACTAGATTGCTGTTCAGAGGATAATTTCCTATAATTGTTAATGTTTGTAGCATATAAAAAAGAATGTATTAAACAAGTTCCATCACCCTTAACATTCGTTATGAACAAGTTCTGAATACCTTTATTTCTTGTGCTTTTAACGGTGTTCATATTATTTTTATAAAATATTTAATTTATTATCTGTTCTTTACTGAATGTGTCCCAATTTTCCAAAACATCGTCGATGATATTTTTGATCCTCCTGAAAGATTCTATCATTTCATCCTTGATCTGGAATTCATTCAACGATGACTTTATTTTTAAAATGATCCTCTTATCGAGTGGATGCGGAACAAAATAACCAACAAATGAAATGTCCTCACCCTCATTCTCTCTCACGTGAATATTGTATAAGAGTGCCTGTAGTAAGTTGCCAAGAGTATGATTTTCTTCATTGATCGTGATGTTATACACATCATCAGAGCTATCGATGCTGATCTTGTCATCTTCAAACATAACAAGTGTTTGAATCTTGTCTGACAAGATGCTCAATGCGTTATGCACGATAGTAGGAACACTCAGTAAGCACTCTGGCTCTATTTTGAACGTGAATTCATTTGGTTCAAGAAACTCATTGCGCTTATAGGCTCTTTGATAGTCAAGAGTGTTATATCTGGCGACTGCTGCGTCTTTAGATAATGTATTCTTATGTTTTTCAATGTATTCTTCCAGTTTCTTCTTGTTTTTTACTTCATCGATTTCGTTAAAATATGTGCAAAGACTGACAGAAGACCAGCATGCTGATTTTTCCGCAGTGCCTCGTTTAGCGATCATAGTTGCCTCCAATTTTGTTTCTTTATTAGCAGATGGTGGTAGCTTTGTAATTAAAATGTAATCACCAGTTATGGCGTTCTTGGGGAACATTCTCTCGCGTAATTTGTCATCAGTCTTACCATTTTTTTTAACGATGATGTCCTTAGAGGTCACAGTGATGCTCTTGTTAGACTCGTTTGTAATGTTGATGGAGAATTCATATTCGTTGGAATTCCAGTTTTTAATCTCATCATCCAAGACGTGAATTGGGATCATGCTGATTCTCTGAGAAAGAAACTCGTTGTGTAGAGGTGTATCATTTGTCTTGATATAAATGTCAGCTTTTTCAGGTTCGCGATTGTTAATATCAAAATAAAATGCCACAGTCTGGACGTCTGAAAGGATAGTTCTGCGCAATGAATTCACGATCGATAGGTCTATGTTAGAAATAGTGAAAGATGACACATTCTTATCTTTTGAATATTTTGAGAACATATTTTCTTATTATCAAATAATATAAAATTAAATTATTAAATCATTTTTTTGGTGTTTTTTTTATTTAAAAATAATGCACCTTTGAAAATCAAATGTCTGGTGTATTGTTCATATCAAATAAATGCCGCTATTGTATGGAATTGGTCCAGATAATAGATGGCATGTCGGAGATGAATTTCAAAATAGATGTTATCGACATCAAAAACATGCAGAAGTTACCTGGATTCATAGACAGAGTCCCTATGTTATTGATAGAAAAAGAGAACAAAATTGTTCATGATGAGGAACTGTTTGAGTTTGTAAAGAAATGCAAGAAGACTATAGAGCCGTTCATGATAAACGAGATGTGTGGTCTTTCTGATAGGTATTCATTTATGGGAGAAGAGGAAGAGCAGAAATTAGATCATCAATATGTGTTTTTGGAGAAAGGGGATCCTATCATTACCAGCAACACTATGAGTGATGAGGACAGTAAGAAAATTGTAGATTATGAAAGGTTTATTGAAGACAGAGATAAGGATATAAATACTATATTTAACAAACAGAATCCTGCCATTAAAACGCAAAACTAATTTAAAATTAATTACAAATAGTCATATTAAATGACATACGCAACGATGACAGACATCAAATGGATTGAGTGCTTTAATAGCAAATTTGATGAGTTTGTTAAAGATTTAATTCAATTGTATCCAGATGATAAGGATTTCAAGCTTTTGAAGAACAGCTTTAGTCTCTTAAAGATGGCTGACATGAAGAAACCGTATGCGTTATTCGCCTTATACAGCGCCGACTATGAGGAATTTGTTATGAAAAGAGATGAGAACTTCTTTCTTAATCACAACTTTAGAGATATTGTCGCGACTGAAACGAACTTTACAGATGAGTTGATGATGAAGCTTAAGTCTTATTGGATGACAATTTCAGAGGATAATAAGGAGATCATCTGGAAGTATTTGACATTATTTTATCAAATTAAGAAGAAACTTAGCGGTGGTGGCGGAAATTAAGCTCAAAATAAGTATTTAAAGATTTGCACACATACAGTATGAAAAAATATGACAACCCTTGAAAATCAAATTGTTTATGTTTTTAACAAATTTACTAAATCGTTCATTCGCGAGATCAAGAAAGACAGTGATGAGGTGAGGCAGATCTTAAAGAAAAACTATATTTGTTTTGATAAATCTACAGATACATACATCAAAGACTTTGAGAGAGCAACCGACAACGACGTTCTTAGGGAATTGTTTGAGAGTGAAAATAGTGTCATTAAGGACAATGAAGTGGTTGCAGAGGTGGAGGTTCTAAAGGATCTTAAGGTTGGTAAGATAGATAATGATTCTAAATATTATTACTTGCATTTGTTCTATCTATTGTCTCAGTTATATAAACAGGCTACTATAGAGACAACTGACACCAGTCTTAGAGGTGGATACAAGGCGATTCTTGTGTCTATTCTGAAGATTATTAACGGTGGTTATGAGACTGATGAAATCTTGGATGAGATTTATGATGATAGATATAGAATCATGATGAAGCGTGTGGCTGATATGAAGATAGATAGCGGTGTTGATGAAAGTGCTTCTGGTGGCGGCGATCCACTCAACATGAACATGATTCATAACACTAAGATTGGGCAACTGGCTAAGGACATTTCAAGTCAAATCGATGTGTCGTCCATCAACCCTGAGAATATAGGCAGCATGAACGATCTATTCTCAGGTGAGAATAACGCGATGAGCAGCATCATTCAACAGGTGAGTGCTGTGATGTCTGAGAAGATAAAGAATGGTGAAATTAACCAAGAGGAACTGATGACCGAAGCGTTATCTATGATGGGTAGTATGCAGAACACTGATATGATGGAGTCTATGATGGGTATGATGAAGGGAATGAACACTAAATGATGATAATGATAATCATATAAATCGAACAAAAATAAATATCTTGTAATTTTTTAATATAGATGACACCAGGTATATGGTTCATACATCCTATTGATTTTTTTAGATTCTCTAAACTATTCGAAATATATCCTTCAGAGGATTTAGATTTAGATCAGAGACTGAATGCCTATCTTAGGCTATCGTTATACGCCGCTATAGTATATTACGCGATATTCCAAGACGTAAAAATTTTCAGTATTGTAGTCATCGTGATGATATTAACCTTTGTATATTATACAATTGTTCGCGAGAATTACATGCAATACGATATGTTAAAGGCGAAAGATGGTGGAGAAAACGAAGCTCGTGAGCACTTCAAGGGCAACACTGCTTGCGAGTATCCAAAAGATAACAATCCCTTTATGAATGTTTTGATGAACGAATATGTTGATAATCCTGAAAGAAATGAAGCGTGTGATGTTGATAATGTGAATGTCAAGGAATTAATTGACGCTAAGTATTATAATGAGACGTATAGGGATATTGATGATGTGTTTGATAAAAAGAGTTCCTTTAGAAACTTCTATACTATGCCTAATACGACTATACCCAATAACCAGGAAGATTATGCTAAGTGGTTATACGGTATTAAGGAGAAAACGCAGAAGGAGGGTAATGGAGACAGAAACAAACTATTTGCAAAACATTATTAATTTCTAAATTAATAATAAATAACTGTAATGAAATCTCTATTTAAAAACAGAACCAGATTGCACGAAGATGAATGCGACGTTGAGTCTAAGGACTTACATAACGATAACATATACTCGTATAGAATGTTGAATGTTTTTCAAACAAATAAGAACACTGAGAAGGAGTGCGTGGATAATATGAATAATCTTAGAGAGTTCTCTGTGAATAACCACATGAATATCAAGGATGGTATCGGATTTACTAATGCGTGCCACGTGGATAATGACTCAGAGATGAGAAACAAGATGCAGATGACCAGTGACAGAGAAAAGCAGCAATTAACCACCAGAATGTTTCAAGGTGGTCCAAACATCAACAAGGGTGGCTTCGAGGCTGAGACGGATTCGAAGATGACTCAAGGAGATTTCTCTGTGAGAAGAGACTATTGCGACATCTTGTCTGAGAAAACGTTCGATAGATTCGAGCCGATGAAAGAGTGTATGTTGAAGAACATTCAGAATGATAAACACCTGATTCCTGAATGGCGATGGGGTGGTGAAGGAACCAGAGATGTCCTCTCTCAAAGAGATTTCCTTGAGAACAATGGCTATATGTTTGATGGTAATGTATGGAAGAAACAATGCAAGTAGAGGAGCGGTTCTTTTGAGATTTGGTCTAAAGTATTTTTTATATTTTTATATAATTAAAATGAGTTCAAATAGATTGAGCTATGATGATTGTTCATATAAACAATCTTTAAAACAAAGTGTGGGTCCAATTAATCATATGTTAGATCCTATTCGATTCGAGCATGTAAATAAGTGCAGAATGGAGTTGGGAATTGTAGGAGGCACTAACGTATCTCATAACAAATCTAATCTTGTCGATGTTGAGAATGAACTGCGTGGTCAAACCTTTCCATCCACAAAGTGTAACGCTCACAAATATAACCCACATAATAAGGGAAATAAGGAATACATCAAATGCACAAGCCATACGCCAATTAGCGATGATAAGGTGCACTTGAAGTCTTGCCAGATGTTCTCTTACAATAGTGTGCCAAGACCACCAAAAATGGATGCCTTTAATTGTGGAAAATAATTTTTATAATATATATAATTAAATAAATAGGTGATAATGAGTTTTTCCAGATTAAATTATGATTCTTGTGCTTATGATAAATCCTTGAACGAGTCTGTCGCGATAGGAAATTACATGCTTCAACAACCTAAGAACAACTGCAACGAGAGTTTCTTTGAGTCTCCCTACGTTCGTCTGAATAGAAGTCAAGTAGCTACATGCACTGATAGACCAATGATTGATGTGGATTCTGAACTGATGGGATTAAAACGAACCGCATCTAAGTGCCCTAAGAGTGATTTTCCAGAGTGTAAAATGAGCCAATTGAAGACAACTGAGCGTTCGCAATTCATGTCTCCTGAAGATACGAAGATTAGCAACCCTCCATGCACTCTTAGAGGCACTGGTTGGAACAGATGGGAGTGGTTGTGTGAAGACCCTCAAAAATATGCGTTAGTTCCTTTCTTAACCATGATGAGTGATAAAACCTTAGCTAAGGATAACCATAGACCTATGATTCCTGACGTATATGATAAGACTAACGTGATATCTGAAGATATGTCTTGTATGATAAACTCTAAGGAATTATCTGGTGAGGAAACTCCCTTTGTTCATTGGAGATCTTGTTCTGAAATTAAAAAATATTAATTAACGCGATATGCTACATGAAAAAAAAATCTCCTCATTAAAGTAAATGAGATATTTCACTATTCAAGGGTCTGGAATCAAATTCATGGGTGGTAGATATGCTGCTAAAGACGATGTTGTTTCTACTGCTGCCAAGAAGGCTGGTGCTCGCCTTTACAGAGAACTAAGTGAGGACCAAATCACTTCAAGAGAAAGCAGAAACGTTCATGGTATCAAATTCATTCTTAGAGAAACTACCAAGGGCTCTAATAAGCAAACCTACTATTACAAAATTGTAAGGATTCGTCTGCCAGAGACGAAAACAGTTAAAATCGGCAACACTACCGTCGAATACAAGTTCAAGTTTGAACTCAAAAGATGTGATCAATCTTCGGTCGAAAAAGAAATGGCTTAAATAAGTCGTAAGTAATTTTTTGATTTTAGGGGGTGGTTAATTGAGTGTCGTCATCAGTGTCGTTGTCATTGTTGTCATCATACATATAGTTATTAGTCATATAATCATAAATATGTCGTAACGTAATATTACATTGATTATTTTTTATAAATGAACCCAGTTCATTTGTATTAATCCATCGGGTTTGTCCGATTTCTTCTGTATCACTTGGGTAACAAGTTCTTACATATATACTATCTGTTGATAGTAGAAAGAATATTTTGTTTTTAATAATTACGGAGCTTTCACCACCGTTGATTTTTCTGTATTTTTTCCTGTAGTGCTTTAAACACACTCCTGTCTCTTCGAGCATCTCTCGAGAAGCACAATCATAATAGAGTCCATATTGTTTTTCTTCATCGAACATCTTTCCTTTAGGAAAACCCCATTTCTGAGAGATATTTTGATAGACGATGAGCAGCTTTGAAAAGTTTTGATTGAATAATATGATACCACATTCATTTACATATTTGAGTTGATTTACATTTTTTAATTTGTTTCTTTGAATTTTAATGTTTTTGAGCATATTATCTACAGAATATTGAGGTGATGAGTGTGTAGCATTTTGTATTTTATTCCAATAATCAGTATTATGTTGTTGAGGTTGATAGCTGTAGCGAGAGGGATGATTTACAATAGCGCACATTGTTTTACACTTATTTACAAATGTAATGAATACTTACAGATAATATACTTTTCATCAGGTTTAAATAGATATCATTTTTTTATATCTATAATTAGAAATGAAATTTTTGATTGTTGTGCTTATGTTATACATATTTTTAAATGTGCTTCGATCAAAAGAACACTTTAAAGACAATTTTATTAATTCATACTTCAATGATACTCCTGAACAATTTAAGATGAATGGTGCCAAGGTGAATAAAATAATGAGTAATGAGATGAAAAGACGTTATAAATCTCCAAAAATTATATTAAGGAATATCAAAGATAAAGGTAAGATGAACAGAAATCCTGAGCCTTATATGTATAGTTATTTAACTGGTGAAAGGATGCCCATCGAAGACTTCACACATACGAATATGAAACCTTTCTTCGGCGGCAGAATGAAACAGAATATGGACTTTGAAATCAACGACTCTAAGCTCGAAAACTTTACGGGTGTTGAAAAGAACAGACCGAAAAAGACAAATGAAAAATGCTTCAACGACATTCATAAAAACGTGATTGATAATAAATTAGGCTACGTAACTCAGTTTGAAAGGATGCAAGGTTCCAAGATTCAAAACAATGTGACACCTTCTGAGCAAATAAGAGTTGGTCCAGGTTATAGCAAGAATAAATATGAAAGTCAGCCATCAGGTGGATTCCAACAATCCGAAATGATTAATAGCGCAAATATGTATAAAGATATAGACGAACTTCGCGTCAAGACGAACCCTAAGGTAACCTATGGAGGCGTCGTTGTGGAAGGTCATAAGGAATATTCGCGTGGCGAGGTTAATGAGGTTAATAAGAACCGTGTCGAAAGATTCTATGAGAAAACTGAGGCGGATTTATTTAAGACAACGGGAGCCTACACAAAAGAGAGCATGAAGCCTTGTCAGGATGTTAAGAAAACAGCACGCCAAGACACAACGCAAGAATATAAGGGTGCTTCTTATGATCCCACTAAATCTGTTTATGATGATTTTAAAACATCTGGACCTATAAAGAAGAATTTGTTAGATGAATTCGGTTTCAGAAACGCTAATGTATCTGATGGTCAAACAACGAATGAAGATTACGGTCGCAAAAACGTCATGGTGTATCAAAATGAGCGCGACATCACAACGACTCAAACGCGGTCGGGGAACATCACGACGCTCATCAAATCACTCATAACACCGATTCAGGATGTCTTTAGACCAGCTCAAAAGGAATATATGGTCAATAACGCTCGTGCTTTCGGTGGTAACATCAATGGACCTAATAAGCAAACTATATATGATCCTAACGGTATCGCTAAAACGACTATAAAGGAAACTACTATACACGATAAGACAACTGGTAATATGAAGGTTGTCCCTACGAGCATTGTGTATGATCCTAAAGAAGTTGCAAAGGTTACGTTGAAAGAGACAATGAAAGATTACGTCAATAATACCAACATCAAGGGTGCTATGAAACCGACTATATATGATCCAGATGATACTGCAAAGACTACTGTAAGAGAAATGACTGAGAATGCTGAGAGAGATGGTAATGTATCTGCGGTGCAACAAGGGGATGCTTATAAGACTACTGAATATTCTGCTAAGAATACGAATAAAGAGATGACGAGTGATAATGATTATTACGGTATGCCTGAAAATGCGGATGGTAATGGATATGAGACGGCGAATTTTGAGGCGAAGAATACTAATAAAGAAATGCTTTCTGATAATGATTATATGGGAGTTTCAAAGAATGATGTTGATAAGGCTATGTCGTATGAGGCTATTTATAACTCGGTCATTAATGATGTTAATGAGAGTTTATTACAAGGTCGCGAACCTACGAATTCATCAGTGAAGGTGGCGAATGGTAAGGATGCTATGAAAGTTACTAAGGAGAAAAATGATTGCCACCTGAAGACATATCGTTCAGTTAATAATTATGATAAGATAACTTCTGTGACACCAAGTAAGCAGATGATTAACATGAAACATACTAAATCTGAAGTTGAGTCTGATAGATTGGACAGAGTGTTAGTGGCTGAATTTGAGAAGAATCCTTATACTCAATCTTTACACTCGTCGTTCTAAGAAATCCTTTAAGTGGTTTTAGGCGCCGTTTGGTTTTGTATATTTTTTTTAACCCTACACAATAAACATGAAGATCAATTACACTAAGGAATTGACTGAAAAGTGTAGGCCAATTTTTAAACAGGGTTTTCGATATATATACAATCTTGCAAAAAAGAAGAATGTTATAAAGAAACACTTATTGCGTGATTTTCAAGATTGTTTAGAAAAGATACCTGGTTGGAATAGCTTAATTATCTCTAAAGAATTTGATAGATTTAAGGTTAATAGCAATTGTCAGTGGTTAGATAAATTGATTAATGCGGCATTTTTAGCTGAATTCGATTCGTCGGCTAAAATCAAGTTGGAAATCCCTAAATCGCAAGATTTTATCCACAGTTGTTATGTAGATATAGCGAGAAATGTATGGAAAAAGCCTCAAATGTTATATGATGGTTTTTCTAATGAACTCAGACGCGAATATGAGTTGGAGTTCGATGTGGTTATAAACAATAGTATAACGAATGTCATAAAGAGTATGCTTCCTATGGAGAAATTGGTCTGCGATTTTATCAAGAATTCTAATGAAGAAGCAGATGCAAGCGAAGGAGGTGCAAGCGAAGCAGGTGCAAGCGAAGCAGGTGCAAGCGAAGGAGGTGCAAGCGAAGCAGGTGCAAGCGAAGGAGGTGCAGGTGATGTATATAATTCAGAAGAGGATGATGATGAATTTAATGATGATAATGATAATGATGCAAGCGAAGTAGATGTGGAAGTTGTGGAAGATGTGAAAGATGATGATAATGATGATAATGATGATAATGATGATAATGATAATGATGATAATGATAATGATGATAATGATGATACACGCAAAGCATATATAGAGGTGATAAAATCTGAAAATGATGTTGATTTAAGCGAAGCAGTCCTAAATCATGATGATGAAGAAGTTGAAATAGTTAAAAATGTTGATGATGAAGATGATGAAGATGATGGAGATGAAGAAGTTGAAATAGTTAAAATTGTTGATGATGAAGATGAAGATGATGGAGATGATGGAGATAATGAAGATGATGGAGATGAAGATGATGGAGATGAAGATGATGGAGATGAAGATGATGGAGATGAAGATGATGAAGAAGATGAAAAAAATGTTATTATAAAAAAAACTGAAGATGATATAGTTGCTAAAAATAATAGTATAGACGATGAGAAAGTTGATGTCGCTGTTAAATCACCTGTTAGTATTGATGCACCAACTAAGATTATTCACTTGACGAAAGAAGAAAGAAAACAACGCAATAATGATAAGATTAAGAAAGTTCTTGGACTGGACATGGATTATCAGCAATTTATAAACACTAAAGACTACTTAAAGAAAAAACTACTGTTCAATACTACTGCGTCATTTTAATTCAATTAAAGTCCAGAACATATAATAAAAATGGCCTATCAAGACAACAGTCGAAAGAACACTTATCAACACGGAATAGCGCTTTTCATAGGGACGTGTATTTTAGTAGCCATTATCTACATTTTCTTTTTTGAGAACAATGATGTAGATGTGGAGGAGATGACAAAACATATTAATGTGGGAGAAGTGCCTTTCTAATATTGCGATTGCGGATATATGATTATATTATAATATATATCAATAGTAATTATTATGACAGGAAATATGAAGTTAGAACTTAAGAAATTTAATATAGCAAAGATAACTGATGATAAAGTAGTCGTGATGATCGGAAAAAGAAACACTGGTAAATCGTTCTTGATTAGAGATCTCTTATATCATCATACAAATATACCTATTGCTACAGCAATATCTGGAACGGAATCTGCCAATCATTTTTATGAAGAGATGATTCCTAAAATATTCATACACGAGGAGTATAAGAGTGAAATAGTCGATAACGTTGTTAAGAGACAGAAGTTAATTCTAAAGAAGATAAATAAAGAAAACGAAATGGGTAATGGTATGAATCGTTCAAAACTGGATCCCAGATCATTGCTCATCTTGGATGATTGTCTCTATGATTCGTCTTGGACTAAAGATACGAACGTAAGGGCACTGTTTATGAACGGACGCCATTTAAAGATGTTCTTCATCATATCCATGCAGTATCCCTTAGGAATTCCTCCGAATCTGCGCACAAACATCGACTTCATATTCATTCTTCGGGAAAACATCGTGGCTAATAGGAAACGAATATATGATAACTATGCTGGTATGTTTCCAACGTTTGAAGTATTCTGTCAGGTAATGGATCAATGCACTGAGAATTTCGAATGTTTGGTCATCGATAACACAACAAAAAGTAATAAGTTGGAAGATACAGTCTTCTGGTATAAGGCAGAGACTCACGGCAACTTTAGAATTTGCTTACAACAGTATTGGGACATAAGTAAAAACTTGATACCCGACGATGATGACGTGGATGATAACTATGATCCAAGTAAATTGAAAACGAAGAGTAATCGACCATCTATAAAAGTTAAAAAGACCAAAAGTTAATTAATATGTGATAATTTCATTAGATTCTTTAAGCATAGAATCGAACGTGGGAGCTGGTATATACTCATACTTGACCTTTGATTTCTTTTGTATCGTATGAATCTTTTCTTCATACACTCCTGAAACAATTAGAAACATGCTCATCAGCATGAAGATAAATATGACAATATTCATTATTACACTAAAGAAAGAGAATTTTATATATAATTATATTGAGCACAAGACACCTTAATCAGGTCTCCGAATTTGTATAGGCCATAAAAGCTTGGAAAGAATACGGATGCGACACCGTTTCCTACACTGCATGTAAATGCAATATATACTATTCTTAGCCATAATATTAATAAAACAACAAGCCAAATGATGGCGAATATCAAAAATAGAACATCATACCAAGTATTTACGACAGGTGCGGGCGTGGGCGTGGGTGTGGGTGTGGGTGTAGGTGTTACTTCTTCGGAAAATGTCTCTCTTTTCTTTTTTGTTAAAACTCCTATTGTTGCTAATTCAAAAAGCATTTATTATAAAGATAGAAAAAAATAAGTGAAATTTAGCATATTTTATTTACACATTTATGGCTCATTGGTAGTGCGCGGAATAGGCACATCATCCTCAATAGATTTCTTGATATCTTCAATAGAGGATCTCTCTATAGATTCAGCAAAAATATCAGCCTTATCTTTATCATGTTCTTCTTTAAGAGCTTCCTTCTTCTTCTTCTCGGACTCTTCAATGAGATTCTTCATTTCAGACTTTCTCTGAGCGTAGTGCTCATCCTTACTCTGAATGTTCTTCTCGTATTCATGCATGAGAGTGTTTAGTGAATCAACTGCATATTCTTGATTCTTAATGGCATCTGGGTTAGGAGACCAAGGACACCAGCAACCGACTTCGCACACATAAATAGAGAATTTATTGTTGTCAAGCTTCCTTAAGTGTTCGCATCTCAATTGTGCTTCATTCATAGACTCATACACGCCGCGAATTTTGATACCTCTGACGTTTGTTTGAAAGTCATATTTCTCGTTAAACTCCTTATCGAGAACTTGCTCGTTGTTAGTCACGAAAGATTTGAACTCTTCATCTACCTTATCAGCATCGAAGAGGAACCGATATTGTTCTTTAATGGAACGGATTTGTTCCTTCTTGTCGGCATATAGTTCCTCAATTCCAGCGAATAACTCGTTAATCTGCTTCGAGAAATGTTGGATGTAATTTTCGAAATAAAAGGTCTCCTTGCTCTTAATAATCTCCTCGGGACTGATAAACGACACGCATGCAAAGGATTGTCCTCTGATGACTGGGTCTTGTTCGAGAAGGTCTTTTTCGGTTGTAGGCAAAACCATTTTGTAATATTCTTTTTATACATCAAACTTATAATTCTTAAATAAATTTTTTCTGTATATAATATAAAAATGGAATCTCTTAGGTTTGATGTCGTCGAAGTGCTCATCAGAATTTTCAAATATATCCTTGAAGGTCTGGTTGTTTCCACAGCGGCCTTCATGATCCCTGGCAAGAAGAAGAATCTTGATGAAGTTGTTCTCATTGGTTTCATCGCAGCTGCGACCTTCAGTCTCCTTGACCTATTCGCACCATCCATTGGCATCAGCGCCAGACAAGGTGCTGGTATGGGTATTGGTGCCAACATGGTTGGTTTCCCCAATGCGCCAAAGATGCCTTAAATTTCTTTAAGTGTGTATATCAAATCAAATTAAATCAAATACTTCTAATATACTTCCATTCTAAGTCATCGCATATTTTTTTCCAAATCTGCTCCTGCTGGTGTAGTTTATCTCTGCTCTTTAATAGTGGAAAGTATTTAAGGTATTCATCTTGATTAAGTAACTGAATGAACTTGTGTATGACATAGGAATAAGATAAGAAGTTCTTCCTATTTAAAGGACTATATTTTAAAAAGGGCACCTGAATCTCTTTAAACATTTGCTTAAGCTTATCCTCTAACTCGGGCGATAGATGTGGATTCGGATCTCCTGTAATTCTGTTTAATATATAGGGAACATGTTCATAATACTTATTTATCTTAAGCTTCTTCAATATCTCTTTTATCTTCTGACGAGTGATATTCCTGGTATCTTCTATTCTCTGCTTCTTAAGTTCTTTCAAGATGCTTTCGAATACTTCATCGGGAATATCGGTGGTCTCTTTACCTTGAATCTGATTTAGCCATTCTGTATAGTGATTGATTCGTTTATACGAGAAATAACTTATTTCTTTAGGGGGATCTTTATAGGAAGGTTTCTCGTTGTCTGTGATGACTTTCTCTACAGTGTTGCACTTCTCGCAACAGAATATGCTGTCATTGACGTAATAGTATAGGGTCTCTTCACCGCAAAACTTGCATATATTAGGGTTGATGGTGTTGGCGCTATTATCTATGTAATTATTATCTGTATAAGACAGATATTTATCCAACAAGTGTGCTCTATTATTTTCGTAGATGCTGATGTCCGCCGTGGATTTATTAGCGTTAAAGAAATCTATGACGGATTTTTTCTTACCTTGAGTGTTGTTAATAGGCTTTATAGTCGTAGCGTTATTTATGGAAGTCTTACTATTAGTATCTAATAATGAATAATATTCAAATAATACGTCACCGGTGTTTATGAAATAATTGACTTCATCCATATTAGTGCTGATGGTATTTATCTGTTGTTCTAAGGCGTTTATTTTATCCTTGAGAAGGATGATATTATGTAGGTCTTCATCTGTAAGTTCTTTCTTTTCCTTAGAGATTATTACGGAGTAAGATTCATTCAAATCCTGAAGTTCGGATTGATATTGGGCGAGATTAGATTTATTTTCCTGGAATTCATCCATCTGGGTTTTGTGTCGTAAATCTAATGTTTTAGAGGTAACTTTATAATTACATTGTCTTTTTTGTTTATCCTTAGTCATCCACTATTTAATATCCCTGCGTAAAATAAATTTTAAATGAAATTTTTTTCTTGCTATATATTAAAAACAAAATGGGTGGAGGACTTATGCAACTCGTTGCCTATGGCGCTCAAGACATCTACCTTTCCGGAAATCCCCAAATCACTTTCTTCAAGGTGGTATACCGCAGACACACCAACTTCTCTATGGAAGCCATCGATCAAACCTTCAACGGTAACGCTGATTTTGGCAAGAAGGTGACCTGCACCATCTCCAGAAACGGTGATCTCATCCACCGTGTTTATGTTCAAGTCTCTCTCCCTTCTCTATCAACTGACAAATGGGTTGAATGGGTTGGCCACAAGCTCATCAAGTCTGTCGAGATCGAAATCGGTGGCCAACGCATTGACAAGCACTACGGTGATTGGCTCCACATCTGGAATGAACTCTCTCAAACCGAAGGTCACTGGGCGGGTTACAAGATCATGGTTTCTGGTGCCGATGAAGATGATTTTAGCGGTGTTCTCTCTCACCCAGGTGATGATACTCCTGTTACCGGTGCTGCAAGAACTCTCTTCATCCCTCTTCAATTCTGGTTCTGCCGCAACCCTGGCCTTGCTCTTCCCCTGATCGCTCTTCAATACCACGAAGTCAAGGTGAACGTTGAGTTTGCTCCTGCAAACGACTGCAGATCTGGAACTGCGGATCCGGCACCATCTTTCGTGTCCGCCACCCTATATGTCGATTACATCTACCTCGATACCGATGAGCGCCGCCGATTCGCTCAAGTCACCCATGAATACCTCATTGAGCAACTTCAATTCACCGGTGACGAGAAGGCTCAATCCAAACTCAAGCTAAACTTCAACCACCCCGTTAAGGAGCTCATCTGGGTTGAGCAACCAGCCGATGCCAAAGTTGGTGAATACGTCACCACTTACAACGAAGCCCACATCCAACTCAACGGCCACGACCGCACCTCTGCTCGCAAGGCTCCTTATTACCAACTCGTTCAACCATACCAACATCACGAGCGCGTTCCCACTGATCCCAAACAACCCATCAACGTGTATTCCTTCGCCCTCAAGCCAGAGGAACACCAACCTTCTGGCACCTGCAACATGTCGCGCATCGACAATGCTACCCTCAACCTTGCTGGCGTTGACTCTAATAACACCGTGAAGGTGTTCGCGGTGAACTACAATGTTCTCAGAATCATGAGCGGTATGGGTGGTCTCGCATATTCAAATTAAATGCCATACATTTTTTAATTGTAAAATATTAAATTCTTACTTTCTTAATTGATAATATTAAATTTATCAATTTTTCACTTTTTGGGATTCATGAGATTAGCAAATAAAAAAGTGATTTAAAGTTAGATTACATATACATAATCATAACACAAAAACTCGCGCCATGAACAACCCAACATTCACAATCATCAATCCAGAAAGGAGCCATAACCGCTATGCTGCTCCTAATCAAATCACCAAGATCGACAATCCTGCAGACGGATCTAAGATCTGCTTATTAAGAATTGGAAAGTTCGACCATAACATGATCGACGAACAATTCATTGAACAAATTTTAGAATTGTCTTGGCATGTAACTGTGTCAGGATACACTTCACACACAGTAACACAAAAATCTGAAGAAAAATATAACTTTGGTAAAAAAACAGTATACTTGCACGAGTTTGTCATCAAATATTGCGCTAAAATCGATAATCCCGACGATTACGCAACAATTGACCACATCAACAGGTGCAAATTCGATAACCGTATTGAAAACCTAAGATACGCTGATCAATCTATGCAGAACTTTAACATCAACAGAGTTCGTGAAGGAAATACTCACGAAGACTTGATGAAACTTGGAATTACAACTTATCCCACATACATATCTTTTTCAGATTACGATAAAAGATTCGTCATCGAGAAACACCCTCTTCTTGCCAAAATAAACAAACGCCAGATAAACGGCACAAGATCTGGCACTATTGTTCAAAAGTATTATGACGTTCTAAACAAAGCTCTGGCACTTCAGGAAGACGCCGATGCTCGTGATAATACCAGCGCTGCTACTCGTATCAAAGCCAATATCATCACCCCAGAACAATACAACAAATTGCTACCAGAGTATCATCTTGTAAATACCTGTCTTGGAGCAAATTACTTCAGACTTGATTACAAAACAGATTACAATGACATGTATGAAAAACATAAGCATATCATTGAATGCAGCATGAACATCGTCACAAAATATACGAACACCAAAGAAGATGATGACAAAGACAAAACTAAAGACAAAACTAAAGACAAAATTAAAGACAAAATTAAAGAAAAACAGACTCTCATTTACAACGCTGACGTTCTTCACGAAGATGGTGATTTCATATTGAAAAAGAATATGATCCCAAAATACGTTAGTTTCATAAAGGAATCTAAGACAAGAGGCTGTAAATTCACCTATGATAAAAGAGAATCAGATGGAACCAGAACGAGGAAAGAACTCAGCACTGGAAGCAAGACTGTCACATTAAAAAATAAATATGAAGATATGCAGAAGGCTTTGGAATCAATGACCATCAAAAATGAAAATGAAAATGAAAATGGAATTACGAATAATTGATAATATCAAATTTATCAATTTATTACTTTTTGGGATTCATGAGATTAGCAAATAAAAAAATGATTTAAATTTAGATTACATAATCAGAATACAACCCAATATTCACAATCATCAATCCAGAAAGGAGCCATAACCGCTATGCTGCATCCGTTTTTGAAATTTTAGTGTTCCAAGTACCAAGAACCGATTAAAAATACTAAAAATACGTTGGCATACATCTCACAACCTTCGTCGCCACTTTTGTAAGCACAAATCCGTCATGCTGTCCCGTTCTCAAACTAATATTCTTGAGCGGATTTCGGCCGACGCGACCGCGGCCCTGAAAGAAGATGGAGACAGCTCGTTTCGAGCTCGCATCAACTACGCGGTGAAAGAAGGTCGCTTGGGCGCGGAATACAAGCGTCGAACCGAGGCCTGGTTTCCCGGGGCTCTCGAGGACTTGCTCAATCGCATGCGCAACAACATTCCCCAAACGTACGTCGATTGGGAGGCGTACGTAGACGCCGTCGAAAGTTGGGAAGAGGCTGAGGAAAAGATCGGGGAAAAGCCAGATGAAAAAGATTTCGAATGGCAGAAAGTTCTCGAGTTCGGCTTCGGCGACCTCGGCAGCGTCTGGTTCGACGTCGACCTCACCGGCACCGTCGATGGGCAACTCGTCACGAAAACAACTCGCGTCACGCTCAGTTCTGACGAGCGTCCCTACGACATCATCCTGGATGCCACCTTCGACGAGGTTTTCTAACTCGTTCGACTAATGTTCGTGCTAATGTAACGTGTAAAAAGCTTGTAGAAGCATATTAATATAATTATAAGCACAAATAAATAATGGTAACCTTTTGAATTTTTTCCGATACGAATCATTAATATTCTTTCGACATGGACCCTGTAAACTATATTAAAAATCAAAATGTATGTGTTATTAACTCAATGTTTGGATTGAGTATCAGGTAATTATCAAATCTCATTGGCTTACTCGCAGAATGATATTTATCTATGAATTGATCACAAATGTCTTTTTTTTCAATTATCTCATCATTTAAAGGTAACACTTTAGGTGCGAGATTGAAATATGACGCTTCATCAGAAAAGCTCGAATAATATGTTCCTATTATGACCTCGCATCGTGAGAGAAGCACGAATTCGACCACACTATTGATCATAGACTCATCCTTAGACCTGTCGTTATTATCCGCCAGATTTATAACCCTCACCTTCTGATTACAGTAGTTATCATTAATATATTTTTTGTGATATAAAGAGTTAGATATAAAGAAACTATTCACCTTACATCTTTTGATGATATTCTCAAACTCAGAAAACGGAGAATTTACCGCAAAGTTTATCAGTGGATTTGCGTTGATGTCAGCCTCATCAGTTTCTTTCACAGGGTGTCTGTAATGAATGCCCACAGTCGGCATATCTTGGAATTCCTCTAATCGGCTCATTATTAAATCGCTCCAAACGATAGATTTAAAAAAAGCCTTTTTCTGCTTTAAAAATTCTGTATCAGTCAAAGTGTTATGCTTATGTTCGTGGCCACCTTCTAAGACTAATGTGCTCTTTGCGTTGGCTTCGTGCTTTAATCGAGACAGTATATCGTTTAAATGAATGTGTCCATAATACAATAGGCCATCTCTTGGTGGAAGTTCGTCTATAAACTTCATTTTTCCTAAAGATTTAAAAACAGTTGCCGCAGAAATGTTGCAGTCCGTCGTGTTCTTCCATAAGACTTTGACATTTTTAATCTTAAGCTTTCTTGCAATGCTTTCTACGCTCGCAAGGAACTTCAATCTGTTAGCAAAACCACATATAGGTATGACTATTATCGTATCTATAATTTTGTTATAAGAGTTCATTAAATAATATAAGGTTTTTCTGTGTTTAAATAAGTTTGAAAATCATTTAAAAAAATAATGTATTCTATGATATATAAGACACTCGTATAATCTATAACTTACAATTACAATTACAATGATGAGCAACAACACTGAAGATGAAGTCCCTTATAATCCAAACAATGTCAAGTTGGAGAAGGAAGACTTAGAGATTCTTTTACAACAATTTGATACGAAGACATTCTTTGATATCAATTTTTATCGCCGCGCATTTATTCACAAGTCGTATATTACAAGGAAGAATGATAACTTTAAAAGTGGTAATCTGAACTGTCCCGACAACTGCATGCCTCTTCAAGAAGAGTCCAGCGAACGCCTCGAATTTCTTGGTGATTCCATTCTAAACTTAACCGTCGCTAAATATGTTTTTGAGCGGTATCCTCAGATGAATGAGGGTTTTCTAACAAACATGCGGACTAAACTGGTTAATGGCAAGATGTTAGCTTGGTTAGGGTCAAAGCTCAACCTCGGTAAATACGTTATCATTTCAAAACAAATTGATGAAAACAATGGAAGACAAAATAAGAATATTTTAGAGGATGCGTTTGAATCCTTTATAGGTGCGATTCTCTTAGACAACGATGCAAAGAATAATAATGGCTTTCAAGTCGCAGAGAACTGGATCGTCTCAGTCATAGAAAAGTTTGTTGATTTCTCTGAACTCATCCATAAGACTGAGAACTTTAAAGACACGCTCATCAAGTATTGTCAGCACACGTTTCAATGGATTCCTAAGTTTTATGAGATAAACATAGACGAGGTTTATAATAAAAAGATTCATACCGTATGCGTCAAAAACGATGCAGGGGACATCATTGGGATCGGTAAAAACATTAATAGAAAATCAGCTGAAATTGATGCTGCAGAGAAGGGATTACACTTTTATGGTTACTTCAAACTTAAATAAGTTTTTATAATCAGTCTTAGGTTTGCGATTCATGATCTCCCAGCGTGTCGGTTCATGGAGCCATTTGATATCAGTCTCCATTGTTTGTCGTATTATCGCACATTATTAATCCTTTAAGTGGTTTTCATAATTTTTTTATTTCATTTTTATTTTGATTGTAATTTTGATTGTAATTTTGATTGTAATTTTTACTTAAAGATATAGTTTGGCAGTCGTAAAAACGCACTCTTCAGTCTTTGAAGGAAGACATGAAATATAACTACAAATATATCTTATTAATCTTATTCATGCACCTGGTGGCGGAGGTCGTGATGTTCAGTTGCGAAATATGGTATTACAATGTTTGTTGTAAAAACTTTCAAACATTCGTCATCATGAAAAGCACTACCATGTGTAAAAAAATGAGATCCATAAACTATTACATCGACATAAAGAAAATATTTACGAACATACTGTCATGATCTTAAAGTGCTTGTAGCCTCTACTGGAGTGCTTGCAACCGCTACTTGAGTGCTCGCCGCCGCTACTGGAGTGCTTGCAACCGCTACTGGAGTGCTCGCAACAGCACTTGCAAGAGTGTTGGCTACTGAAGCGGTAGCATCTTCAGGCTTCTTATCTTTATTCAACAAACTATAAATATCACTGGTTTCCATCAAGAAACTCAGTTTAGATTTCAAGTTTTCAATCTCGATGTTCATCTTAGCATCCTTCGAGTCTGTCACAGTTTCTATGTTGTCGAGCTTGCTGAGAAGAGCTTTGATGTTACCTACGTTTATCTCGTTATTCACATTAACAACATTCGAGATCCTAGCGTTGAGTATATTTAATTTCTCAGTCATTTTCCTAATGTTTTCGTTATACTGAGTATCCATCTTTTTAATTTTTACAACGTTAATCACAATCAGTGTAAATATAACAAGGATACACAAGACAAGGATGATTAAAAGAAGCATCGTGTATTTATATTATAAACAGGTTAAATTTTCAATAACTATCAAATATCACTGTCATCATCGGACTCATCAGTATCATCATCATAATTCTCTACAAAGTTTCTAAACGAATTCCTATTTGATTTCAGCTGTAGTAACTGCCTCTCTGTGTTGTATTGATCATCATTTATGTTTTGTTCCTCTCGTTCTTCATCAGATTCAACATTATCAAATTCAGTATCCATAAAACCCAAATAATTAGGATTATAATTAGGATTCAATTCGTGTATCATCTTTCCCGCATCCAACCTCTTGGGATTTAACATCTTTACTGAAAGAATAAAATGCACATCGACTCCCTTAAAATCCACTAATTTTCCATCAGTTTTCCTTTCAAACTTGAAGTATAACTTTGATAACTTACCAATAGGATGAAATTCCTTATAAATAACAGAGTAAAACTCAGTGTCTGTGCGCACATAACCAGACTCATCAATATTGAACAATGCAAGTCCAGGAGATGCATCATTCACGTCATAACTCCCTCTGATGTGATTTTCGATCTCAGGACAACGTAAGAGAACATAATTTTCAGTGATCATATTTAGAACACCAGGGGGAACCATCCTAAATTCCATGTCCGCATAACTCTTTTGCCCATCCATTATGCTATCAATCGATATTGTTATTATTTCATTCCGATGTTTCACATAATTTAGAGTATATCTACCGCTTTTTATTTGAGTAAAGTTAAAAGGATTCATATTATGAGAAACATCATATTCTAAGAAATACCCTTCAGATGTCTTGTAATATCTACACTGAATAAAATATTTATTAACATTATCATTATTAATAAGAAGCACATATATATCCTTATCTATATCATCTTCTATTGGATCAATAAGCCTAAATTTCATTTTGTGAATAAACAAATCCTCCTCAATTGATAATTTAGAATTTTCATATATCATAGTGGTTGGCTCGATGAAGGTTGTGGATGTCTCGGAGACAAAGAAAGACTCAAAGGGAATATCCGCATATATCTTAGAAGAGTCCATGAGATAGTAATAACTCAACTTTACAGTTACATTATTTTTATCACTTATCAATGATGATAAATTTTGCATCTTAACTTTATTCTTAATCAATGATGATTCTAATATACTATTTATGTTGCCAACTTTGACATCATTGATGGAAATACTCTTGATTAGTATTCCAGAATTTATAGTCTTATTATCAATTACTATTGTGCATTTAAAATCATCATCAACGATTACATTATCATAAACAGTCTCTTCATAAAGAGCTGTGTCAGCCAAAACATCATTAGTTGTATCTGTAATGTTCATTATAAACAACTTGGATTCCATTTTAAAGAACTGCTCTTTTGTTAAGTAGCCTACCTCATCTGGAAGCGGTGTTAAAGTAAATCCAAGAGTCTTAGCGAGTGTAGTTTTTGAAACATCTATGATGAATGCACTGGAACCACTTGTAAGCCTTACATAACCCTTAGCTGCGATGTCAGTGTCTGTCTCAGAAAGTTCCGCATTAGCCGTAATAGTGAATGTTGGATCTAATGAAACCATCTCACTCGTTAAACCAGAGATGAGCTTCTCACCAGTATTGTAATCATTAACAGATGCGTTAAAATCTGTGAAATTGATGGTATTACCTTTTTTAATGCATATTCGCATACTGTTGTTATGTTTATCGACTGTGAATGTAGTTCTTGGAATGGCGGCATTTAAAACTTCTACTCCATAAACGTTTTTAAATGGCTCAGGAAATTGTAGTTCAAATTCAGATGAGTTTCTCCATTTATTCTTATCTCTTTTATTAGAGTCAATTAATAGAACGATGCTTTCTTTCGTGCTATTCTCATACAAATATTGGATATCTTCAATAGGCATCCTGATTTATATATGAACGTTTTTATCTTTTAAATAAATAATGACTGCGAACCCTACGATGCTATGAAACATATAATCGGCTAAAAAAACTGATTTGATTTAAAATTTATACTCTCATATTATAAGATATATACAAAGATGACAAAAGATATATATACAGATGGATCCTGTTTAGGAAATCCTGGATATGGTGGATGGGGATTTATTGTTTATGATGGCACCGGTGAAATATTTAGACAAGCTGGTGGGAAGCAACTGACTACAAACAACGTGATGGAGATGACGGCTATGGATAAAGCATTGGCGTATGTTCTTGATCGCGAGGCTGATGCGCGCTTTACAATCTACACAGACAGTAATTATGTTAAGCTTGGAATGACAGTATGGATACAAAACTGGAAGAGGACAGGTTATAAGACTGTGGCTAAGACTGATGTGAAGAACAAAGAATTATGGATGAGTATAGATGCAAAATATCAACAGGTTAAAAACAGGATAAAACTTGAATGGGTAAAAGCGCATGAAGGTAATGAGAAAAACGAAGCTGTTGATCTATTAGCGCGAACTCAAGCAGAAAAAGCTAAAGAGAAAAATAGACGATGATCATATCAAATTCATTTTAATTTTTAAACGATCATCATATTAAATATTTTATGCTGTGAAAAAGTTTATTAAAAAATGATCCGCATTTTAATATTTTAACTTTAAGAGCTTTTGTATTCTATCCAGAATAAAAATGACTGAATGCAACATCTGTATTGAACCCTTCAATAAATCAACGAAAAAACCAATAAAGTGCCCTGATTGTCAATTTGAGATATGCCTTACCTGCACCAAGACTTTCTTCAAGAACAGCGAAAAATCATCACCATGTTGTGCTGGCTGTAACAAGATTTTCACTGACGACTTCATGCGCGAAAAATTCCCAAAAATATACATCAACAATGAACTTAAAAGAATTCTTGAGAATGTGTTGTTTGAAGAAGAGAAACAGTTGCTCCCCGCCACACAAGAACTCGCCAAATATGAGATGCATATCCGCACCGTTGAGGCAGAAGTTACAACTGATGACCTACGGATTGAAACACTACAAGCTGAACTTCTCACTTTACGCAGAACTGTCGCGATCAAGCGAAATAAGATACAACGATGGAGAGTCAATATGCAGATGACAAACGATAATAATAACAAAGAACAAGAAGAAACAGTTAATAATACTTGGATTAAACACTGCCCCGACAATGATTGTAATGGCTACCTTTCTACACAATGGAAATGCGACATGTGCAACATCAAGGTTTGTAAAGAGTGCCACGAACGCAAGGATGAAAACCACCAGTGTAACCCAGACAACGTGGCAACAGCTATTGAACTTATGAAGTCAGCTAAATTGTGCCCAGGTTGCGGCATCAGCATCATCAAGCAAAACGGTTGTAATCAGATGTGGTGCACCCACTGCAAAACCGCTTTCGACTGGACGACTCGTAAGATCGTCAATACAAACATTCATAATCCTCACTATTATGAATGGTTGCGCGATAATAACGGCAATGGCACCATTCAAAGGGAAATTGGTGATGTCATCTGTGGAGGATTGCCAAACGCACACGTACTCTATGATTTTATAAGTAAGATCCCTTGCATACAAGATTCATATATTGAAGCAAAAGAAAATTTATATATATTCAACAGACTTCTTCTTCATGTGGATGATGTAGAACTTAGAACACCTGTCGCAGATATAGTTAATAACGCAGACTTGCGTATCAAATACCTAAATAAGGAGATAACTCTTGAAAAACTAAAACAAATGTGCCTTACAAGACAGAGTAAGAACAAAAACAAGAAAAATAAACAGCTCATCTTTCAGACTTTGCGAGACGCAGGAACAGACATCATGCAGAATTTCATTTCAAAACACCTGCCAATAAAAGAGGCTCACAAACAATCACAAAATCTCATTGATTATATAAATCGCTCCTTCGAGATTATGTCAAAGAAATACTCTTGCAGCACCTTCATCATCGTAAGAAGAGCTGTAAAAAGATACACATACAATCGGTTACAAACACACGAATATGTTATTGACACAATGAAATACTAACTAATCATAAGATATTAAACAAATTCTATTAGACTTGATAAGCGTTTGCAAGTCTTTTTTTATCACTTCTGTGTTATCAAAGTTATCTCGCAATTCTTTTATCAATTCATTGAGAACATTATCAACTGAATCAGTTTTGAGAATAAAATCAAATATAATTTTAGTTTTTTTATTTATGACCAATTCAATCTTATTATATATTTTGCTATGGAAGAGTTTCTTTATTGAAGTAATCCTGGACATTTTTCGTTATTGGATCATATAATATTCTTAAGAGACATAAAAAATTAGTATCATTTTTATAAATCATTTTTATAAATCATTTTTTTCAAGAAAAGTTTGCACTACATATAAAATAAATATATTTACATATAAAATGGCTCTTTATTGTGATACTAACCTTATAGAGAAATGCGCCAGCTATGCGAATGATGCGTATACAAACTTGACCAAAGGCACCTTCATAGAGGATGCTAAGACAGATTGTCAGGCATTTGTAATACTAAATGAAGATGACATAATCATCACCGGTCAAGGCACCACCACTGTGACAGATTGGACGATTAACTTTCGCTTGTGGAGAAAGCGAGTTCCTTATTTAGAGAACACTATGGTGCACAGTGGTTTCATCAAACAATATGAATCCGTCAGAAATAGGATACATGATGAGGTTTCTAAACATTTACAGACTAAAAATATTAAGAGAATCATATGCACTGGACATAGTTTATTCGGCGCCATTTCAACCATAATAGCCTTAGACTGCGCTATAAAATACACTGTGCAAGTGTGTTGTGTTACTTTCGGCTCTCCAAGAGTAGGAAGCAGTGCTTTTGCCAAGTTATTCAATAAACTCGTAACGACTTCCTTTAGATGTGTGCGATATAAGGATCCGATAGTATTCACTCCGCTACCTGGGAGATTCAAACACGTTCGTGGTGGTATTCATTTTGGAAAGGATCTCAGTTTCAATATGCCACTTTATAATCCCATAGGTTGCAGTGTATCACATCATAACATGGAAGATTATCTGTTATTTATTCATAAAATTAATGGGATAAAACAACAAATCAATAATATTTTTGAACCAAGAGACAATGATAACTATGTATCCAGCGCCGATGCCGTTGCTCCCGCGAATGATGCTCCCGTGAATGATGCTACCGTGAATGATGCTCCCGTCAATAATGATGCTCCCGTCAATGACAATATAAATGATGACATGAGTGGTGACATGAGTGGTGACATGAGTGATTCCATGAGTGATTCCATGAATGACAATATACATGAGACTGTATTAGATAACGATGATCCCATAAATGATGACATTAGTGATTCCATGAATGACGATATAAATGAGATTGTTAAGGACTTATTAGATAAAGATGATCCCACAAATGATGCCATGAATGACGATATAAATGAGATTGTTAAGAACTTATTAGATAACGATGATGCCATAAACGATGACATAAATAACGTCATAAATGAAGCCGAAGTATGCCTAAAAATAGAAGACATTTAGACATTTAGATATTTATTGTATCATCAACTTATTAACCTTATTGAAGTGTTCGCTCACATTGTCATCATACTTTTTCAGATTTATAACTCTTTTCATCTCTCTTTCTTTTTCTCTCTTAACTTCCTCATCAATTCTCCTTCTGTCTTCACTGGATAACTCAAAGACTTGCGAACTGCGACTTCTTTCTATGTCATCCATGTTCTTATAGGTCTGTTTCTCTTTCATGTATCTCTTATCAACGAGTTTATTTGTGGTGTGTGCCTTCATATAATCGCAGTAGCTTATATTCCTGCTTTTGGTTGTGTCGCTGCTGAAATCATCTATCTTATCTACACCCAATTCGTTGAAAGCCAGGGACTTTGACATGGTGAGTGGTTCAGGTTCCTTATAAATGATTATCTCTTTGTTCATAGCCTCTTGGTTATCAAAAACAGTATTGAAGTCTTTGAAATTCTTTATACTCTTTTTAATGTCAATTTCATCTCTATGCTTACTCGACTGGGACATAAATTGACCGTAGCCATCATCAATAGCAGACTCGGTGAATCTATTCTCATCAAATATCTTATTAAATTTGGTATTAAACTCCTCGTCGTCAGCACCAAACTTGAAACTCACGTGCTTCGTCTTTTTGGTATTTTGAAATTGATGTCTTGATTCAGTCTTCAACTCGTGGAAGTCTTTATCACCTGATTCTGATTTCAGCTTTTTGTATATGGTCTTATAGGATTCGACGACGACATTGAACATTTCCTCATTACCGCCTTTATCTGGGTGTACCTTAATCGCAACTTGTTTGAAAGCATTTCGCAGCTGCTCGATTGAACAGTTTTTATCGACTTTTAATATCTTATATGGATCCATTTAGTTTTTGATTACATTTCTATTTTAAGTTTTTTTTAAGTAGATAAATATTAATATTCTATATAATATTAATGAATTCAATAACTTATTTATTTATAGCAACGATTATAACATTAACAATTGTAACCATGTATCACATTTCACAGACAAAGATACAAATACAACCACTCCGCAATGATGTCTTAGTCATCATATACGAGACTGATCTAACTAATGAACATTTAAAGACTTTTGAGAAGACACTGACACAGAATAAATACAGATATGAAGTTATCTCTGATACTAAGTGGAAAGGATTCGGTGGTAAGATAAAGAGACTTCAAAAGCATTTAAAGGGTCTGCACCCTGAGCAGATAGTGTTGATATCGGATGCTCGTGACGTTTTGAGTGTTAATTATGAATCATCTGAGTTATATAAGAAGATACGCACTGACGTCGATGAGAGTATCATCGTATCTACCGAGATCGGATGTTGTGTGGGTACGAGGTTTAAACCAGGTGAGTTTAGAACTGCTGAGGGTAAGGTGTTAAAGAGGACTTATGATGAGTCGCCTGAAACGAAGAATGCTGACTACGCTAAGGAATGGAAGGAAATGTTTATGAAACGTGCTGTTGAGAAGAACATCAAACATAATGTAAGTATATATCTTAATGCTGGAGTCTATGTGGGCAAAGTAAAGACACTATTGAGTATATATGCTTTGATGAATATCGCGGACAAAGATAATGACCAGTTGATCATGAGTGAGATATTTTATCATCATCCAAAAATGTTTTCACTCGATTACAACAGGAAGATATTCTCTAATAGTCATTTCTGGGATAATAGAAATTCTAAAGAAGGTTCAAAGGATTCAGGATGTTATTATGCATCTAAAGATGTGGGTAAAGATGGTAAAAGTATGATCGTAGATACGTATTTGAACTCTACACCATTCTTCATACATACTCCAGCTAAGCATTTCAAATGTTATGACTATGTTCATGATATGGTAAAAAAAAATTAAAATTAGAAATAGAAATCAAAATCTTATATTCTGGTCTGCGATGACCTGGAGAAGTACAAGAAAAACATGAAGTATATAGCGTACGCCATGTTGGTGAGAAGTCCCATACCCACCAGCCTATTATCCACCCATCCCACACACATATAAGCCTCGACTTTCTATTATATTTTTTAGTAAAATTACTCTTATCACATTCTTTAGAAAAAATCACAAAACCTTAAAAATTCTACGATGACAAACCAAATTACTCCGATACTGATTTCATTGAATTGAAAGACGTTTAAAACAGAAAAACAAAGTAGAAAAGTAAAATAACTATAATAAAGAAGAGATGTAAAAAGTCTTTTTTTTGTATTCAATATCTTTACAACGTTCTAACATCATCGTTATTATATAAACTTACATAATTGTTGTTGTTTATTTTTGTTATTTATTTGTTGTAATTACAAGCCATTATAAAATTGCTTGGTATCCATTGTTTAGAATAAACAGGCTTGTTATAGATTACTTTAAGTAGATTATGATTATTTTTTAATGAAAAACCAAAAATATATTATTAAACAGCGATATTCACCTTTTGTCTGCTGTCGGCATCCACATTCTTCGCTTTGATGATAGGCATCTGAATATCTGTCCTCGAACCGTTCTGATGAATTATTGGATTTTTCACGGTGTAAATATTCAATATATCTTCAGACAACTCACTCAAATAAGAATCAATCTGTTGTTGAATGGGAAACAATGATTTAGTCTTCAATATCTTTACAACAGCGGTATTAGATATTGCGTAACAGTGTAGCAAGATGAATCGCTTAACCTTCCTGTAATTGTTCATATTCTGACAATCTTTACAATGAAATCCAAACAGTATGATATCCCAGTCTTTAGGAACATCCTTCATAGACTTATGTATTTGTTCATTAATATCAACAGGAAGATTAACATCATCTTCAAAGATCAAGCCGTGAGCGTGTTCATTCTCAATAATATCTTTCCATACCTTAACATGGGATAAATAACAACCGATAGCGCCTCTCGTCAGCTGATAATGTTTAGATCTGAATCCAGTGGTCTCGATTTGTTTTAATTCACCTTTAGCAACTTCTGATAAAGGCACTTTATTGATGTCTATTTCACTACCGTCTACGCCGTTTATCTTAGAGAGACTTATATTCTTCATATCGGACTCCCTGTATGTCTTCATGAATCTCTCTAACCTGTCAGGGCGTCTTTCCAAGTTTATGAGATATGTTTTATCAAACTTAGACTTAGTCATGGGTAAGGGTTTAATAATTCTCGAATCCAAATAGAATATATAGGCTACGATCGCCATCACGATGATGCTAATCGCGGAGAATTTGATGACATCCACCATCATCATCATTATTAATATATTGGACACAAAAATAATAAGACAGCAAAGATTTAAACCATCATATCAACCGCTTTTTCATTGCCATTGCGATTAGTCTTATATTTAAATAATTTAACGAAAATAGGCCTACACTTTCGTAGCAGACGTATGACGTTATCATTCATTATCAATTGAAATTTGAGAACGATGTTTTTATGAACATTCCATGATCGAGAGAGATCAAATGCGCCCTCAGACTCTATGGAGACTTTATTGCCACTGTATAAGACAACGTCGTGTATTCCTCCGCATAACCATCTAATTATAGTAATACCATGCATAATAATGATTTTACCATCATCATCGAAAGTATTATCAAAAGTGTGTCGGATTTGGAACTTCGTCGTGCCATCAATCGATAAAACGACGCTACCTGCCTTAGACTTCTCTGAGATATGAACTTCTTTAACACTGGTCACCTCGTATTGCCCTTCTCCCTTACACGTTTTACACCTAATGTTATTGACCACAGAAAATCCTCTACCGTTGCACATTCCACAAGCGAAAAGAGGAATATTCAAATCAAATCCCATGCTATTACACACTAGACAAGAACGGATATTATTTTTATAATCATCTATACCAGTCTCATTGCATGCGGAACACTTGATAATTTCATCAATTTGAATATGTTTTGTCGCGCCGTTACAGTAGTCTTCAAGAGATATCTTCAGTTCTCTTATTGGCTCAGGAGGTGGTGGTGCGGTAAATGTAGTGAAGAAACTGGTGAAGTTATCGAACATTTCATCTTCACCAGTTGCCCCTGTCATATCATAGATGTATCTCTTATCTTGATCAGATAGTGTTGTATATGCAGTTTGAATCTCTATAAAGGTCTCCTGTTTGGATTTATCTCCTTTTGTCTTATCTGGATGATATTCTTTAGCCAACTTGTGATATTGCTTCTTGATGGTGACGGGATCTGCATTTCTTTCTACACCTAATATGTCATAGTAATTCATTTATTACTAACTTAAAATAGATTTAAGTGTTCATTTTAAACCTATTTTCTCACGAGTTATATATTTTTTCTATCTATAATAATTAATGGATGTCAAAAGAACAAAAGATGTTAAAAGCATGAAGACTGATAAGAATAGTAAAGAAGATGTTAAGGACAATGTTAAGGACAATGTTAAGGACAATATTAAGGACAATGTTAAGGACAATGTTAAGGACAATGCCAAAGACAATGTTAAGGACAATGTTAAGGACAATGCCAAAGACAATGTTAAGGACAATGTTAAGGACAATGCCAAGGACAATGTTAAGGACAATGTTAAGGACACTACCAAGGTAGTTAAGGACAATGTTAAGGACACTACCAAGGTAGTTAAGGACACTACCAAGGTAGTTAAGGACAATGTTAAGGACAATGTTAAGGACAATGTTAAGGACACTACCAAGGTAGTTAAGGACAATGTTAAGGACACTACCAAGGTAGTTAAGGACAATGTTAAGGACACTACCAAGGTA